TATCAACCACCGGAAGCGAGCAGTGGAAACTGTTTAAGAACGGCGCGGAATGGGATAGCGCAACAATTACGAGCGTCTATACGGGGGTCAATAGCGCGATAGGTTCGTTGAATGGAACTGGATCATTGCTCCCATTTGAAGGCACTTTATCAGAATTGATTTCGTTACCCTCCGTCATCTCCACCACCAACCGCCAACTTCTTGAGGGCTACCTCGCCTGGAAGTGGGGGATTGAAGCCAGCCTCCCCACTGGTCATCCGTTCCGCAACACCCCGCCAACGGTCTAAGAAATGAAATACCTTGTTTTTCAGGCCCAGCCGGACGCCGAAAATGCAGCCCGCAAAATCTACGCCGACGCTATCCGCGCCCGTGCAGACGAACTCGATGGCATGATCGACGACTGGAACAACGGACGTGCCAAGACTTCCGTCAAGAACGTACCCAACGACCAAATCGACGGCGACCGCTTTCCGATTTATGGCCGCAACGCCGCGACCCACGTTGTCGAGACGGAAAGCGGTCACACCAAGGCGTGGGCCATACCCGTGCAGATCAGCGACGGTCGCTGGGTGTTCCCCTCGCCAGACGACGAGGGCGTCGAGGCCGCGCCGGATTGGTGGCCTGCCGCCGACCTGACGCTCAACCTCGCGCCGTAACAAGCCGGAGCGACAATAAACCCTAAAGCCCGGACCCAAGAGAGACAGGAGAATTTCTAGTGGACCTCAAAGACGTAAAAGCTGCCGATGCTCCGTCCGCATCGGCCCAAACCCAGGACGTAAAGACCGAAGCGAGCGTTTCGTCCACGCCCGCGACCGACGTATCCACGGCCCCGTCGGAGCCGACCAAGGGCGATGATCGTTCCGAACTGCTCAAGGTGGTTCAGGACGCTCTCAAGCCGAAGGAGCCCGAGGCGGAAACGCCGAAGGACCCCGAGGCAACGGGTGAGCCCGCCCCGGCGAAGCCGGACGAGAAGCCGGACGCCGCCAACCAAACGGTGCAGGACAAGAGCAAAGACAAGCTCCCCGACCTTACCGAAGACGAGATCAAGGGATACGACCGGCGCAGCCAAAAGCGTATCCGCCAACTTGTCGACGAGAAGAAGGAGCTTCTGGCGAAGCTTTCGCAAGTGGAACCGACGGCGGCCGTCGGGCAGGAGTTCTCGTCCTTCGTGGAGCAAAACAAGCTCTCCAAGGACGACACGAACCTTCTGCTCAACATCGGCGCGGCTCTGCGGCGCGGAGACTTCGAGACGTTCTTGAAGGGCGTGATGCCCTACGTCGAAGTCGCACAAGAGGCCGTCGGGACGAAACTTCCGAAGGACTTGCAGGCGAAGGTAGACGAGGGGCTGATCGACGAGAACATGGCGCGCGACTACGCACGCCTGCGCTCGCGCGAGCAGCTTCAAACGAACCGTCTCGAAGAAAGCGACCAGGAACGGCAGCGGCGCGATCTCGATGCCGTCGTCGTGTCGATCAAGTCCAGCGTGTCCGCTTGGGAAGCGAACGTCCGCCAGACCGATCCCGATTACGCCGCCAAACAGGGAACTGTCCTTCGGTTCTCGCAGGCTTTGGCCGCCGAACGCGGTGCGCCGCGCAACGCGGACGAAGCCGTCAAGCTCGCGAAGGACGCCTACGAGGAAGTCAACAAACTGTACGGCGAGGTTCGTCCTGCCGTGCAGCCGACCCGCCCCTCGCCAAGCACCAGTTCCCAGGTCGCAACCACGGCCAGCCCCGAGCCGCGCAATCTCATGGAAGCCGCGATGCTCGGACTGCGGCGGGCCGCTTCATAAAAGGGGGCTTAGATGTCTTTTACAGCAGGCGAACTCACCAACATCGCGAACTCGATGTTGGACTACTATCTCAACAAGGGCAGCACCTTCAAACAGACGATCCAGGACAAGCCGCTCCTGGCCGTCTTCGAGGGCAAGTCCAAGCAGTTCCCCGGCGGCAAGGGCGATATTTCGCTCGGCATCGTCGGCGCGTTCGGCGCGGCGGGTGTCAACGACACTCTTCGCGGCTACACGCACGACGACACGGTGAACTTCTACACGCCCGCGAACAACCTGCGGGCGGCGTTTCCGTGGCGCGAACACCACATCGGTCTGACGCTCACCCACACCGAGCTTAAGATCAACGGCATGTCGGTCACGGACACGGACGGCAACGGCACGTCGAACCACTCGGATCGCGACATGTCGATCCTCGTGGACCTGATGGAGAGCAAGCTGTTCGACTTCGGCGAGCAGTACGCCCGCTCGACGAACTCGCTCCTGTGGGGCGACGGCACGGGCGACGCGAAGGCCCTCGCGGGCGTGCGCGCCGCCATTGTCCCGAACCCGACGACGGGCACCTACGGCGGCTTGTCCCGCGCGACGAACACCTGGTGGCGCAACCGCGCGCGCACGGCCGCACACTTGGCGGCGGGCGGGCAGGGTGCCGTCACGTCGTCGGCGACCAACGGCGGCGCGTTGGTGCAAATCCTCCAGCAGGATTTCCGCCAGCTTCGTCGCTTCGGCGGCAAACCGGACCAGTTCTTCTGCGGTTCGGATTTCCTCTCGGCGATGGAAGTCGAAATGCGTGCCAACGGCTACTACACGCAGTCCGGCTTCCGTGGCGCGCAGGACCCGGCGATGGGCGGAATGAAGTTCGACGGGATCACCGTCACCTACGATCCGACCCTCGACGACCTGGGCTTCGCGAAGCGCGCCTACATTTGGGACAGCCGCGATCTTACCCTGATGAAGATGCAGAACGAGTGGAAGCGGCAGCACACGCCTCGCCGCCCGGCCAACCAGTTCGTCCTGTACCGTTCGGTCACTTGCACCGGACAGGTCGTGGCCTCGCGCCTCAATAGCTCGATGGTCATCGACATCGTCTAAGTCCTGAATGGCGAAGGACGGCGAGGGACAACCCTCGCCGTCCCAGCTTTCAGCCCCGAACCCCGAGAGGAACCCATGAAGTCGTTTCAACAGCTTTCCGCCACGCTCGCCCTCGGCGGCGACATTCGGAACACGGTGGTCTTCGACCGCTTCGAGCCGATCACGTTCCCCGAATATCTGTGCATCATCGTCGCCCACGGCGAGGCCGCGATCACGGACGTTCGGGACATCTGCGTGCCCGTCGAACGCACCGAAGAGGAAGAGCGCACGCGCCTCGAACTCAAGTTCGGCAAGCCGCTCGTCGCGCAGTGCTTCCCCGGCATGGGCATGGAAATGCCCACGCGCTCGGGCAAGTTCCCGGAAGCTCCGGCGCCGGTCGATCCGACGCCCGAACCCGCGCCCGAGCCCGCTCCGGTCGATCCGGCCCCGGCGCCGGTCGATGTTGCTCCGGTCGATCCGGCCGTCTCGGGCGGCGTCCCGCCCATTCCGAAGCCGTCCAAGACCAAGGGCTAAACCCCAATGGCCGCTGGCGTCCCGCTGTCCCAACTCATTACCGATCTCCGCCACGAGGCGGGACAGTCGGCGACGCTGGCGCTCGGCCAGCAGACGCGCGACCGCTTCAAGCATTTGCTCAACCGCGTGCAGCGCGAACTGTGGGTCAACCACCAATGGCCTGTGCAGCAGATCGAGCGCGATGTTGGCCTGCTTGCGGGCGTTCGCTACTACGCCTACCCGAACGGGCTGGCGTTCGACGGCATCCAATACGCCTGGGTTCGCAACGGCACCGAATGGCTCAAGCTCGGCTTCGGCATCGGGCCGGACGAACTCTCGTTCTACAACTCCGAAGAAAATTTCCGCTCGTGGCCCATCGCCAAGTGGGATCACGTCGGCGAGACGAACATGATCGAAGTGTGGCCGGTCCCGAACCAGTCCGGGACCATGCGTATGCAGGGCCGCAAGACGCTCGTGCAGATGGTCGAGGAAAGCGACGTTTGCCAACTCGACGGCGATCTCATCGTCTTCTACGCCGCCGCCGAAATTCTCGCCGAGCAGAAGTCCCAGCGCGCGAACCTGATGCTGGAGAAAGCCAAGGCGATCCTGGCGCGCATCAAGGCCACGCAGTCCGGGGACAAGCTCGGCAATTTCGGCATCGGCATGGGCAGCAACGACCGCGCGCGTGCGCGCGTGGGCATCGACTACATGCCCATGAAGGGGACGAACTAGGTGCCCCAGGTCATCATCGAAGATTTCCGTCTCGGCCTCGACCGCCGCAAGTCCATCCTGACTGCGGCGGCGGGATCGCTGTGGGTGCTGCGCAACGCGCACATCACGGCGGGCGGCGAAATCCACAAGCGCAAGGCGTTCGTTCCGGACAAGACGCTCCCGGCCGGACAGACCAAGGGCCTCGCCGTGCTGGCCGAAGGCATCTTCGTTTTCGGACACGCGGCGACGCCCGGCGGCGTCCCGGCAGGCGTGACCTACCAGCGTCTCCAGCATCCGACCGGCGAGGCGCTGTCCAAGGTTCTCGACTACGACGTGTTCGACGGCAAAATCTACGTCACGGCGCAATTCGCCGACGGCAGCGTCTTCCATTTCTACGACGGCGCTCGCGTCGTCGATTGGTACGACGGCTCGGCCCGCGCGGCTTTCGCCGTGCGCGGCGGCCCCAACGCGGGCGGCGTGCGGCCGTCCACGTCCTTCAACGTGACTGCGGGCACGGCTGGCGCTGGCACGGGCGCCACGACGAGTTTCCAGATCACGGGCGGCACGGCGGGCGCGGGGAACCAAATCACGTCCGTCACCGTGGGCGGCGTGAATATCCTGGGCGCCCCCGTCCTGTGGACGACAAGCAACAACAACACGGCCACGCTCGTCGCGGCGCAGATCAATTCGTTCGCGTCCAACCCCGAGTTCGCGGCGGTCGCTTCGACCAACACCGTCACGATCACCGGCCCCATCGGCACGGCGCAGAACGGCGTCGTGCCCGTCGTGACCGTGGGCGGCACCGCGACCGCCTCGGCGCCTGCGGCGCTGTCCGGCGGCGCGTTGCCCAACCAAATCACGTCGATCACGGTCAACAGCGTGGACATCCTGGGCACGCCTGTCCTGTGGACGACGAGCAACAACAACACGGCGGCGCTCGTCGCCGCGCGGATCAACGCCCACACGTCCAGTCCGGACTACACCGCGACCTCGACGGGCGCGACCGTCACGATCCTCGGCCCCATCGGCTCCGGCAGCAACGGCTTCGTCCCCGCGATCACCGCCAACAACGTCACGACTTCCACGCCCGCCGCGTTCGCGGGCGGCGTCGCGACGGCGACGATCTCGTCGATCACCGTCGCGGGCGTGCAAATTCTCAACACGACGATCTCGTGGGCGACCAACGACGAAGCGACCGCGACGGCTATCGCGGCGCAGATCAACTCGTTCGTGTCCAGCCCCGAATACGTCGCCTCGGCGGCGGGCGACACCGTGACCATCGCGGCCAACACTCCCGGCGTCGCAGCCAACGGCCGGTCCTACGCCGTCGTGTCCGCTGGCGACGTTGCGGTGAGCCCCGCGTCGGGCACGCTCGAAGGCGGCGCCGACCCCGGCGGCGTGTCCCCGCCCGGCACGGTCGTTCTCACGCACAAGGCCAAAATCTATTCGGTGTCCGGCAAGACACTGCATTTCTCGGGCACGGGCGTTCCGACCGCGTGGCAGCCGAACGGTGCCGCCGGTGCGGGCTTCATCAACATGGGCATCCAGGACGGCGAGGCGGAAAATCTCGTCGCCGTCGAAACCTACTACGACAAGATCGCGATCTTCGGCCGCCGCTCGGTCCAAATCTGGACCGTCACGCAAGACCCGGCGGGCAACGTGTCCTACCAGACGCTCAAGAACGGCGGCGCTATCGCGGGCCGCGCCGTGCGCCAGTACGGCAACGCCGACGTGTTCTTCCTTTCGGACAGCGGGCTCCGGTCCCTGCGCGCCCGCGACAGTTCCAACGTGGCCGCCGTCAACGACGTGGGCACGCCCATCGACGATCTCATCGCGGCGGACATCGCGACCCTCGGCGATGCCGTCGCCGATGCCGTGTCCGGGATCGAGCCCGTCAACGGGCGTTTCCTTCTGGCGCTCGGGCTGAAGCTCTACGTTTTCAGCTTCTTCCCGGCGTCCAAAATCTCCGCGTGGTCCATCTACGAGCCGGGCTTCCCCATCGACCACATCGACGTGCAGAACGACCAGATCGTCGTGCGCTCGGGCGATACGATCTACCGCTACGGCGGCGCCGACAACGCGACTTTCGGCAACAACTACCCCGTCGAGATCGTGCCGCCGCTGATCGACGCGCGCAGCCCGGCCACGGAGAAGTCCTTCCATTCCATCGACCTCGGGTGCTCGGGCTCCTGGGAAGTCCACATGGGCACCGACCCGGCGAACCCGGAAACGCGCGACCTTATCGGCACCATCGCGCGCACGACCTACGGCCTCGGCCGCGTGTCGGTAGCGCTGGTGGGCACGCACGCGAGCCTTCGCTTCGTCCACCAGGGCAACGGCCCGGCGACGATCTCCAATCTCATTCTCCACTACGAAGGCGGGGAGACGGGCTGATGTTGCGCACTGTCCCCGAGTGCCCCGAAGACCACGTCTTCCAGGTCGCGCGCAACATGCGCGAGTGGGACCGCAAGGAAATCTTCGCGTGCCGCTGGAACGACGACCCCGACGAAGTGGCCGCCGACGTGCTGCGCGTGCCGGGCTTTTCGTGGGTCGCCTACCACGGCGAAACGCCTGCCGCCGTCATCGGCGCCATGCCCATGTGGCCCGGCGTCTGGAACCTGTTCGCGTTCGGGACCGACGAGTTCCCGCGCGTCGTCATCACGCTCTCGCGGCATGTCCTGCGCTTCATGATCCCGGCGATCAAGAACCAGGGCGGACACCGTGGACAGTGCCATTCCATCGAAGGGCACGACGACGCCCATCGCTGGCTTTCGAGCCTCGGCGCGAAGACGGAACCCATGATCCGGGGTTTCGGCCGCAACCGGGAAAACTTCATTCCCTTCGTGTGGGAGAACTGAAATGTGCAAGGGCGGCGGCGGCGGCAACTCGGCGGCTGTGGACGAACAGCGGCGGCAGGCAGAGGAAGCTCGGCAGCGCGAAGAAAAGCGCAAGGCCGACATTCTCGCGGGCACGGAGCGCATCGACCAGAACTTCGGGCGCTTCGACGACAACTTCTACGGGCAGCGGCGCCAGGCGTATCTCGACTACGCGATCCCGCAACTCGACCAGCAGCTTGCCGAAGCGCGCAAGCAACTCACGTTCGCGCTGGGCAACGCCGGGCAGCTTCGCTCGTCGGCGGCGACCGAGCGCCTGGGCCGTCTCACGCAGGACTACGAACTCCAGCGCTCGGGGCTCGTGTCCGAAGCGGACAACCAGGCGCAGCAGCTTCGCACGTCGGTCGCGAACAGCCGCAACACGCTGATCGACCAACTCAACGCGGCGGCGGACCCGGATGCGGCCTACAACAACTCGCTCGCGCGCGCGACGCTGATCCAGAACACGCCGAACAGCTTTTCGCCGCTCGGCCAGCTTCTCGGCAACGCGGCGCAGGGCGTGGGCCAGTATCTCCAGGGCACGCAGGACAAGCGGCTGGCGGACGCGCTCGGCGCGCGGTCGAACAGCGCGCTCGGCGGCGGTCGCGACCGCGTGGTCAACTAAAGGAGCACGAGCATGTGCGATCCGGTTTCCATCGGCAGCGCGGCCCTCACGGGCATCGGCACGCTGATGAACATGCAGGCGCAGGGCGACTATGTGAAACGCCAGAACGCGGCCAACGAAGACGCCGCTGCGTTCTCGCGCTCGAAGCGCACGGCCGAGAACGCGCGCCAGGACGAAATGGCGCGCCAATCGCGCGCGGCCGTTTCCGGCGAGGAAGACCGCAACACGCTCGAAGCGCAGCAAGCTTCGCTCGACCAGGAGCGTGCGCGCCGCGAGACGAGCTACGCGGCCAACGTGCCCGCCGCCGCCGACCCGAACCGCGTCGCGTTGCTGCCTTCGCAGGGCACCGACCAGGTCGTGAAGGGCCAGGCCGAGAAAGACCTCGCGGACTTCCTCGGCCGCGCGCGCGGGCAGATCGCGGCGCGTGCGCGGCTCGAAGCCTTCGGCGGATTGCAGAACCGCAACGATCTCGCGACGGCTCTCGCGAACTCGTCGATCACGCAGAACGCCGGTTTGCGGCGCGCGTCGATGGCGCTCGCCGACCAGGAAACGAACATCCCGGCGGCACGGGTCGGCGCGCCGGACACGACGCTCGGGACCGTGCTGTCCACGCTCGGCGGGATCGGCATGTACGCCGGGGGCAAAGGGTTCAACCCGTTCGGCGGCGGGGGCGGTCCTTCCAAGGGCGCCGAATTCACCGCGCGCTCCACGGGGCTTTCCAACGCGCCTGGCGGCTTCGGCTTCGGCTCGCCGTTCTAAGGGAGACAGACCATGCCGAGCTTCGGACAGGACAACAACTTGGCGCAGGGCCTCGCCACGCTCGCTCGGGGGCTTTTCCCGGACCCGACGCGCGAAGCGACGGTCCTCTATCGCCGCGCGCAGATGGACAATCTCGCCGCCAACGCCGAGTTTGACCGGCAGCGCGTGCAGGAATTGCAGGCCGAACGCGCCGCCATGACCGAGGCATCGACGCGCCTCGCGTCGGGCGATCTCGCGGGAGCCATGGCTCTCATGGCGCGCGGCGGGCGCGCAGCGCTCCAGTACGGGCCGGGCTTCGTCGCGGGTGCTGGTTCGCTGCCGGGCTCGACGCTCACGCCCGAGCAGCAGGCGCGTCTCCAGGTGGGCACCGGCGTCCAGTCCTGGCAGAACACCGAGCAGGGCAATCTCACCCGCGATCTCGTGCTCGGCGAGAACCAGGCGGCGGTCATGGCGCCCCAGCGCGCGGCGGCCATGGGGCAGTCGCGTCCTGTCGTCATGGGCCAGCGCAGCGCTGCCCCCGGCGAGAACGTCGCAGCACCCCAGGGCTCGGGCTTGCCCGCGATCTCGGGCCGGGACACGGAGACGACCGCGCGGGGCCGCGTCGTCAACAATCTCGCGCCGGGGCTCGTCGATGGCAGCACCGATCTCACGCGCGGCATCATGGCGCTGATCGCGCCCCAGGGGCTCTCGGCCGACATTCGCGGCGAAGCATCCCGCGACGTGGCGGGCATCGGCGCCGCCGCGCGCACGGGCGCCGCCGAGATCGGCGCGCGGGCGGGCGTGGACGCCGCGAAAGTGCGCGCCGACGGGCAGGTGCAGGCCGCGCAAGCGCGCGGCGGCAACGGCTCGGGGCGCGGCGCGCAGGCCCCCGTCGTTCGGGACCGCGACGCCGCCGCCGCGCGTGCCGCACTCGCGTCGCGCATCGAGCGCCAATACGGCTTCGCGCCGACGCCCGAGTTCCTGGACGGGCTCGTGCCCAAGGCGACCGCCGAGTTCCAGCGCACGCGCGATATTGCGTCCGCCGTGGATAGCGTTGTCTCGACGCTCGGCCCCAAGGAGAACGTGGAAACCAAGGGCATCATCGGCAACCGGAAGCTTTCGGGCTTCCGCCAACCCGAGCAGGCGCCCGCGCAACCTTCGGCGCCCGCGCAACCTTCGGCGCCCGCGCGTCCTGCGCAGTCTGGAAACGCGCCCAACGATGCGCTACAACAGGCCCGCGACGCTATCGCCAAGGGTGCCCCCCGCGATGCCGTCTCGAAGCGTCTTCGCGAAATGGGGATCGACCCCGAGGGACTGTAAATGGCCGGAATGTTCGACGACCTGATCCCCACCGGCCAGACCCGCCAAGGCGGGGGGATGTTCGACGATCTCATTCCGGCGCCTGCCCCGCAGGCGCCCGCTGCCGCAATCGAAGCGCCGGTCGATCCGCTGGACCCGCTGCGCGCGGCGACCGAAGCCCACGATGCGAACACCAGCATGTTCGCCCGCCTGGCAAACGATCTGCGCACCGGCATGTCCAACGTGCGCCAGGGCAACCAGGCGCTCGGGCTCGACGTTGCTTCGCGCTTCGCCGGGACCCGCGATCAAATCCTCAACACGCCGCCCGGCCAGGCTCCCGTTCTCGGCGGGCTCGCGCGCGTCATGCGCGAGCAGTCGCCCGACCAGGCCATGCAGGCGCAGACCAACATCGCCGACGCTATCGCGGCGAGCGCGCAGGGCGTCGCCGACGAGCAGGCCCTTCGCGCCACGATCCCGCAGCGCCCCGTCATGGAAGCGCTGGACCGCGCGGGCGACTGGCGCCAGGTGTGGGAAGTCTTCAAGACGGACCCGCTGGGTGCCGCCGCTGGCGTCACGTTCCAGTCGGCGCCGCAGCAAATCCCGAGCCTGGTCGCGGCAGCCGGTGCCGGTGTCCTGGGCGGCGCTCCGGCGGCGACGCTGGCGACGGTGCTCTCGCAGTTCATGTCCAGCTACGGCGCCGAATACGGGGGCACGCTGATCGAAGAACTCCAGGGCGCGGGCGTGGACGTGAACAATCCCCAGGTGCTCGCCGAGGCTTTCCAGAACCCGGAGATCATGGGCGCCGCGCGCGAAACCGCGCGACTGCGCGCGGGCATCGTGGGCGGTGCCGATGCGTTGAGCGGCGGCCTCGCGTCGCGCACGCTTGTCCCCGGACAGATGGTGCGCGGTGCCGTGCGCCGCGAACTCGTGGACAAGACTTTGGCGCAGCCCGCGCAGGGCATGATCCTGGGCGCCGGGGGCGAAGCCGCCGCGCAGCTTGCGACCAAGGGCGAGATCGAAAAGCCGGGCCAGGTGTTCATGGAAGCGCTCGGCGAGGGCGCCATGGCGCCCGTCGAGGGCGTGCCCGCCGCCGTGGGCGCCGTGCGCGACCGCCGCGCAGAGCAAGCGCCCCAGGCGGCCCCGCAGCCCAACCTGTTCGACGATCTTGTTCCGGCCCCGCAGGCCGCACCCAACGCCTTCGCCGATCTGGTCCCCGCGCCCGCACCGGTCCAGCCCGAGCCAACGGCGGCACCGGCCCCGCAACCCGCGCCGGAGCCCGCCACAGCGCCGGTCGTGCAGCCCGAGCCTGAAACCCCCGCCCCGGCGCCGGTCGCCTCTCCAGAGCCCGCGCAGCCGCGCCAGCAGCGCGTCATGACGGCCGCCGGGCGCCAGATCGACACGAACTACGAGATCGTCGATCTCGCCGAGCTACAGGCCGCGAGCGGCGATCTCCAGCCGCGCGACCGCAGCCGCGCCGCGTCGGCCGAGCAGATTTCCAACATCGCCGCGAACCTGGACCCCGAGCGCCTGATGCAGGGCGCCGAGGCCGACCGGGGCGCGCCTATCGTCGGGCCGGACAACATCGTGGAAAGCGGCAATGGTCGCGTCGCCGCGATCCGCCAGGCCGCCGAGCAGAACCCGGATCGGTACGCGGCCTATGTCCAGGCGCTCCAGAAGGCGGGCTACGCTACCGACGGCAAGAAACAGCCTGTCCTGGTGCGTCGGCGCACGTCGGCGCTCACGCCCGAAGACCGCAAAGCGTTCGTCTACGAGGCCAACCAAAGCGCCACGATGGGGCTGTCGGCGACCGAGCGCGCGAAGGCCGACCGCGACGCGCTTTCGGCGGACATGCTCAAGAGCTACGACCCGGACGGGGACGTGCTCTCGGCGCGCAACCGGCCGTTCATCCAGGGCTGGGTCGCGAAGCTGCCGCAGGCCGAGCGCAACACCGTCGTCAACCCGGACGGTTCGTTGTCCCAGGAAGGCGCTCGGCGTCTCCAGGGCGCCATGCTGGCGCGGGCCTACGACGACCAGAACACCGTGTCGCGCGCGATGGAAGCGACCGACGACAACGCCAAGAGCGTCACGGGCGCGCTGATCGACGCCTCGGCGGCGTGGGCGCGTCTGCGCTCGCTGATCGAAGCGAAGCAAGTCGATCCCTCGTTCGACGTGACGCCCAAGCTCATGCGCGCCGTGGGCATGCTGCGCACGATGCGCGAGCAGGGCCGCACGCCGCAGCAAGTCGTGGCGCAGCAGGACGCGTTTGATCCGCTCGATCCCGTCACCGAAGGTCTGTTCCGTTCGTTCTTCAACAAGGACAAGGCGGGCGAACTCACCACGGCGGCGGGCCGCGCGAAGATCGCCGAAGTCCTGCGCCGCTACGTTGACGAAGCATCGAACCAGACGCCCGGCGGCGACATGTTCGGCGCGCGCGTCACGCCCGAGCAGATCGTCAAGACGATCACGACGCCCAAGACCAACGACCTTTTCGCGGTTTCGCAGGAGCAGTCCGCGCAGCCCGGCCAGTCCTCTCCGGGCCGGGTCGCTGCGCCTGCGAACGAGCCCACCGGCAAACCTGCCGTGGGCCAAACCGGGGGGCAGCCGGGCGCGGCGGCACCCCCGGCCACGCCCGAGCGCGCAACGCGCAAAGCGAAGCCGGACGGCGAAGTCCTGTCCGACAAGACGTTCGCGGCGCTGGAGCAAGACGAAGCGCTCGGCGACAACATCGTGCCGCGCGGCGGCCTGTCCCGCACGACGACCCAAGTGGCGTTCACGCCGCGCACGTCGATCTACCAGAGCGCGTTCCGCGCCGCAGGGCTCGATCCCGAGAAGGCAGCGCTCATGCCCGAGGGGCAGCAGATCGCCGTGCTCACCCGGCTCATGAAAGACGAGTTCGGCTTCAAGGACGTGCGCGCGGCGAAGGGCGCCGACAAGCTCGAAACGCTCGATGCGCTGCTCGATGCGTACCAGAACGTCCAGTTCATGCTGCACGCGCTGGGCCTGCCGAAGAAAGCGCTCGGCCTCGACGGCACGCTCTCGCTCGTGTTCGAGAAGTACCGGGGCAAATATCTCGGCGCCTACTACCCCGGCACGCGCTCGGTCCACATGCCCGGCCGCGCCAACTCGTTCGCGCACGAATGGATGCACGCTTTCGACCACTTTCTCATGGACAGGATCGACCCGGCCAAGCCGGGCTTCGCGTCGGACAAAGCGACCAAGGGCAAGCTCGACGCCACGCAAAGCGGACCGCGCGCGATGCTCGATCTCATGCGCGCGCTCTACAAGGACCAGGCCGCCGTGCAGATCGCGCGCGCCAAGCTCGTCGTCGAAGCGCAGGAGACCCGGCCCGACGGCAAGCCCACGCCCGCCGCGCGCAAGGCGCAGAAGGAACTGGACAAGTTCGACGCCAACAAGGGCGGCGTCCTCAAGGGCGTCGAAGCGTCGAACTACGCCAAGACTTCCGAAGGCTTCGGCGATCCCGGCTACTGGGCGAACCCGATGGAAATGCTCGCGCGCGCCGCCGAAGCTTTCGTCGCGTCGAAGGTCGCGGCGGCGGGCGGCGGCAACGAGTTCATCGCCAAGGGCGATGCGGCCTACCTGTCCAACGCCGACCGCCGCCTGGCCGAGACGTTCCCCAAGGACGCGGATCGCGCCGCGATCTTCTCGTCGATCTCGAACCTGTTTACCTGGCTGCGCGTGTCCCAGGCTTTCGGGGACAAAGCGCCCGCCATGGCGCCGAGCACGACCGAAGACATCGCCACGCCCGCGAACCTCTACAAGCTCTCGCCGTCGCCTTCGCTCACGAGCTTCGAGTTCTGGTCGCGCGAGCTTCGCATGTTCAAGAGCCAGACGTTCAAAGGCAACGTCGGCGCCGAGGGCACCGACGCGCGCAACCCCTGGACCCGCCGCATGGCGGACAGCGCGCGCGCGTTCGTCTACGCGCAGCGCAGCGTGTGGAACGTGCTGGAGAACCGCGCGCCGAAGGACGCGGCACCCTTCCTCAAGACGCTGCGCGAGGCCGTCGCGACGGCGCCCGGCACGGGCCGCGTCCAGCGCGAGACGTTCGAGGAAGCCGTTACCCAGGTCGGGCGCAAGCGCCTGTCCCAAATCGAAATGGCTCTCAAGCGCCACGGCTTCGAGGACGATCTTTCGCCCGAGCAGACCGACAAGCTGCGCGCGTTGCTGGTGGACCCCGACGAGGCGCGCGCCACGGCGAGCAGCGAACCCGTCGTGAAGCTCGCCGTCGATCTCCGGCGGCTGATGAAGGACATGCTCTACTATGTCCGCACGCTGGACGGCACGGTCAACGACGGCACGGGCCTCGAAGTCGGCTTCGTCGAGAACTACCTGCCGCGCCAGACCGACGACACGGCGGTCTTCTCCGACCCGGCGGGCTTCGAGGCGCAGGCCACGAAGGTCTACGATCTCGTGTTCGGCCGCACCTGGCCCGGCGACCGCTTCGACACGGCGGCGCTGGTCGAGATCATGGGCGAGCTTCGCCCCGAAGCGCGTCTCGATTTCCGCCGCGACAACCGCGACGAAATCCGCCGGATCGCGAAGCTCGCGCGCCAGATCAAGAAGCTCGAAAAAGAACGTCGCGCGTCGTCGGACCCGGACCAGATCGACGAGCGCCTGGCGAAGCTGTCCGACGATCTCCAGGACGCGCTGGACGCGATCTACGATCCGGCGCGCGCGGCGTGGACCCAGGACAAGGCCGCCGCCTGGCGTCAAGCCGTGCAGCTTGGGGACCCGATGGATTTCGGGGGCCGCTCGCCCGACGCGAACTTCACGAAGAAGCGCGCGCTGCCGCCGGAAACCGACACGCTGATGAAGGACTACATGGTCACGGACCCGGTCGATCTGGTCGCGGGCTATGTCCAGGACGCCGCTCGCCGCGTCGAGTACGTCAAGCGCTTCGGCACGCCCGGCGGCGTGTCCGACGTGCGCCAGTTCGCGGCGAAGATGGCGACGCGCAAGGGCACGGGCTGGAACCCCAAGGTCCACGATCCCGACACCTACGCGGGCGCGATGCGGATCGTGCGCGACTTCCTGCCGCCGTCGAAGGCGGACTACCAGGAGATCATGCTGGCCGAAGCCGTGCGTCGCGGGCTGGCGCCCGAGGACGCGCGCACGGTGCGCGAGCTTGTCCAGATCACCGCCGGTCGGAACCGGGACAGCACGCCGACGGGCATCTCGCGCGCGTTCTCCTGGCTCAACACCATCGGCACGCTCACGCTGTTGCCGCGCGCCGTCTGGACCTCGATGGTCGAACCGATCACCGTGCTTGCGGCGACCCGCGACGTGAAGGCGGCGGGCCTGGCGCTCGGCACCTACGTCGCGAACGTCGTGCGTCGCGGCAACGCGCGCGAGCTTGCCGAGATCGCGATGGCTTTCGGGATCAACGCCTCGCCCCAGCACGACGAGATCATGAACACGCGCTTCGGGCAGAACTACGCGGACAGCGTGAGCGCGCAGAAGCTCACGGCCAAGTTCTTCCAGCGCAACGGCCTCGCGGCCGTGACGCGCTACCAGCGCTCGAACTCGGCGATGGTCGGCGCGTTCCACGCGATCCGGTCCCTGTCCCGCACGCTGGTCGATCCGTCTTCCACGCCGAGCGAGCGCGCTATCGCGAGCGCCGACTTGCGCGAGATCGGCATCGAAGACCAGCACCACCGGCAATTCGCCGAGTGGATGTCGAAGCAGGACCGGCTGCCGCCCGTCGAACAAATCGTCGGCCAGGTGCAGACCGAGCGAGACAGCGCGGACACGAACAACCCCGATGCGAACTACATCCGTGTGCTCGGCGTCGGCCTGCGCCGCCTCGTGGACCACACGATCCAAGACCCCAAGAAAGCCGACCGGCCCCTGGGTGCCGTGACGAGCCCCGTGCTGCGCGTGACGTTCGGCATCATGTCGTTCTCGTATGCCATGTGGAACAACGTGGTCCTCAAGAACTACCGGCGCACGATCCGCGACGCGCAGCTTCGCATCGAGCAGGGTGGCGAGCCCGCGTCGAAAGCCTGGCTGCGCTCGATGGGCGGCACGCTCGCGGCGATGACGACGTTCTACGCCTCGACGTTCATGGGCCAATTGCTGTTTTCGATCCTTCGCGAGGCGGTCTTCAACAGCGAGCGCTGGGAAGAGAAGGAGAAGAAGGGCGAATTGTGGGACTGGCTGGTCGGTCTCGCCGCGTCGCGCGCGTCGTTCTACGGCCCGTTCGACCCGCTCGTGCAGGCGCAGACCGGTTTGCGCTACGAGCGCGATCTGACGGGGCTCTACGCCGGTCCCTACATGGGCTACTTCCTCGGCGCCATGCAGGCGATGATGGGCGCGTTCGGCGAGCGCAACGCGGCGAACACGAACACGGCGGAATGGAACGCGGCCAAGGGCTTCTACCAAGCGACGCTCTCGCCGATGGTCGCCGTGCTCGCGTCGTCGGCGCCCGGCGGGCCTGCGATGGGCGCGCTCTACGGCGCCATGATGCACGGCTTCACGTCGAACCAGGCCGCCGACAAGTTCGCCAACATGGCCGTCGGCGAGAAAGACACGCGCAAGAACACCGGCAACGTGGGCGGTTTCTAGAAGCAACGCCCCATTGGGGCAGCCAGGACACGCGCGCGGTGGGAGCTAAGTGCTGGTGCCGCCGAAGTGAATTGAACACTCGACCCCGTCCTTACCAAAGAGCGGGCGCCCTTTGCAGGACAGGGGCGCCAGGACACAGGACGCAAGATTTGACCGGATTTGATCGGGTTTCGATCCGGCGGACCCTTCTTGTCCTGCGCGTAGCCCGCCAAAATTAACGCTGGATCGGGGCATCGCGCGCAATTTGCGCACTCGCCTTGCCGGACATGGTGAACCGCGCAATCTTGCCACGCATGGCTAGACCGATCAAACTGCATGTCGAAGACGCGCACGCTCTCCTGGCCGAACTGGACGGTTCGGAACACGAGGGCCTGCGCGACGCGCTCACGGTGATGCTGATGCGCCGCGTGTTCCTGGACCGGGGCGCGCGGCCGGGCATGGAGCACCTAGCGGCACTCGCCTCGCTTACTTGCGATAGCGTTTGCCCGCCCAACCCTCGGCGCCAAGAGGAAGCCCAGGCGCCCAGGCTACGGGTCGTTGCAAGCACGCCAGCATCCGATTGAGGTTGGCCTTGGGGTCTCCTGCGGGCTCGCCGATGATCTCGTCGTGGACGGTGAGGATCGGGTGGAGACCCTGGCTCTCGGCTTCGAGCAGCGCGTCGCGCAGCACGTCGCGCGCGGCGGCTTGGGTGATGTTCTCGACGAGCTTGCCGCCGTAGGTGCGCAGCTTCGCCCATTTGCGCGTCTTCTGGTCCACGCCCATGTAGACGAGGCTGTCCCGGCCCGTGCGCGGATCGACTTCGACGCCGATCTCCCGGTACACGAGGGGCCGCCCGGACGGCAGCCAGACGAACATGCTGCGCCCGACGCGCTCGAACCTGATCGAGCGGACCTGGACCATGTTGGAAGAGCCCGATGCGATCCGGCGCGCGGCGCCGTCGCAGTCGTACCAAAGCTGCACGATGCGGGGGTTCGCGTTGCGCCAGCCGCGCACGGCGTCTTCGGCCTGGGGCAGCGCGAGCTTCACGCCGTAGGTGAGCGCCGTGTCCTGGAACTTCGGAGCGCCCATGCCGAAGCCGCACGCGAGCACGAGCACCTTGCCGAACTGGCGGTCCTTCGAGCCGAGCTTCGCGGCGGTATAGACATAAACGTCTTCCTTGCGCGCGAACACGTCGAGGATGTCCTGCTGCCCGGCGAGCCAGGCGACCATGCGCGCTTCGATCTGCGAACTGTCCCCCGACACCAGATCGCCGGTGAAGCACGCGCGCAGGCAGCCCGACACGACGCCGAGCGCGCTCTCGGGAAAGAGCATTTCGAGTTCCTGCCACGTCGCCCCCGCGAGCACGGCATCGACGGCCTGCGTCACGGTCTTGAAGGAAGGGCGCGGCATGTTCTGCGGCTGGACGAGACGCCCCGCCCAGCGCCCCGTGCGACCGGCGCCGTAGTATTGGAGAAGCCCACGGATGCGGTACGAACTCACGCCGGGCATCGCTGCGGCGAGCATCGCGTCCAGCTTCGCCGCCGACGAGCGCGCCGCGTCGGCGCGGATTTCGAGGGCTTCGAGCGCTTTGTCTCGTCCGACGTTGTAGGTAAATGCTTCTTGTTGTTGGATTTTGGCGACGGCGGTTTTGATGGTGCCGCGTTTCAGATCGGGCAACGGAAAAAGAAGGCGCGCGTTGACCCAGGACAGGAGCTTCTTCGCGTTGCGCGCGCTCGGCACGGCGCCCTTCGTGAGCGCATGCATGCGCCGGTCCAGTTCGGCCGTCGCCTCGTCGGCGATCCTGTGCAGGCGCTTGACGAGAGCGAGATCGACGCCGACGCCGCGTATGTTCATTATCTGGTCGAGTTCCCATACCCGTTGCTCGATGTCCGGGAGTTCGGGCGTGCGCGAGTGGACAGCGATCTCGGCGGTCACGTCCTGCGCGCAGTACGCCATCAGGTTCTTCACGTTCTCGTCGGTGTGATGCGACCAGTCCGGCTTGTCCCCGGCGGCGATCTCTTTCGCCGAGAGCTTGCGCGGACGGCACAGCTTCATCATGAGCGCGTGGCCGGTTTTGCTCTTTTGCGTCTCGGCGGGGACGCCGAGCGCGGCGCCCGCGTCGTCGAGCTTCATGGGCAGGCCCCAAAACGCGGCGCGCGCCATGGTGCAGCGCCATTGGTGGGGCGGGATGTCCAGGCCCAGGACTTGCTTCGTGATCGCGCGCTCGAACGCGGCGTTCCAGGCGCAGAACACCGTGTCGTTCGCGACCGAGCAGTCGCGCAGAAACTCCACGAACCTCTTGCGGTGCCCGTTCGTGTTCGCGTTGCGCATGTCGATGGTCTCGTAACGCGCGGTCCCTGTCGCGATCTCCACAAAGCGATAGGACACGCAGAGCACGTCGGTCGTGGTGTCGAACCCATAGCGCTCGGCGCCCGTGCGCCGGAGATCGGCTTCGCTGAACGTCTCGTAGTCCAGGTGCAGCCGATACTTGATATGCGGCGGCAGGTTGTTAGTCGCGAGCGACGCTGCGCGCATGGCTCACCCCCGCCAACACGGTTTCGACGAAGTTGAGTTCGAGCGCGAGCGCGTAGCCGTGCGTGTTCGCTTCGATGGTGCTGGCGCGCGTCTCCTGGACGCGGCGGCGCAGGTAGTCCCGGATCAGCGTGAGCCGGGTTACTTCGTCGATGGTGGGTGCGGGCATGGTGGGTTCCTCGTGGTGAGAAGCCCGCCGCGCGGGTGGGCCGTCGTCTGCGGCGTGATTGAACGCCGGGCTTGCCGGGGCTATGCCCCCTTTGATGCCCTAAGTCTGGCGACGGCCCGCCTGCGCGGCGGGCGTGGGGTTCAAGCGGTGAGGTGCTTCACCGCCCACATGACGGCTTCTTCGATCTTCGTCTTGGCGATGGAGAGTTCGCGGCTGTTGCCGAGCGCGCCGACGAGATCGTGGAAGGCGAGGCCCTGGTCCTTGATCGCCTGCATCTGCGCTTTCTCGGCGTCGGACAGAACGCGGTATGCGTGGCGCATCGTGTTGTTGACCGTGCGCTGGTCGGACGTGCTGGGGACTTCGGCCATTTGTGTTTCCTTCTGCGGTTGGGGTGGTAGTGAAGTGCCGTGTCCCTTTCAGGACACGGCACGACACGGCGGACTTAGAACGGCGCGTCGTCGCCGACCGGAGCCGAGGCGCTGCCGCCTTCGGTCGGAAGGTCGTCGAACGCCGAGTTGGCGGACTGGCGCCCGTCGAGACGGGGCATGTCCTTCTTCGCGATCTGCACGTTTTCGAGCGCGAAGCTCACGCCCTTGTTGCCGGACTGCTGATAGGCGAACGGACGCACCGTGGCGCGGGCAAGCTGCCCGGCCCACACGTCGTCGGCGATCAGGATGTCCTGGCGCTGCGGATCGACCACGCCGGGCTTCTGCTTCGACCAGGCGTGGACGAAGATCGTGCCCTTGTCGTAGCCCGCGTATTCCTTCTCCGAGGTCTTGCGGAACGGCAGGCGAAGCCCCTGGACGAACTTCGTGTCCTTGGACTTGCCAGCGCCCCACTCGGCGTCGATGGCTTCGGCCACGGCCGCGCGGAGAGCCTGATACTCCGGCGTCTTGAGCGCCGCGTCGTCGAAGATCAGGTTCAGCGAGAAGCGCGGTTCGCCGCCCTGCACCGCCGCGCGAGCGACGAACAGGTTGGGGAACGACAGGATGCCGATGGGGGTACGAAGTGCCATTGTGTTTTTCTCCTTGGTTGAAAGCTCGAAGCACGAAGCAACGGAGCGGTTATCCACGGCGGGATGCCGGGGATCGGTTAGGCCCCCTCGCCGCTGGCGGGAGAGGGCAGTTCGTCGAATTGGGACGCGGCACCCTTGAGCACGGCGGCGCGCTTGTCGGACGCGGGCGCCAGCGTCGTGCCGCTGGACACCTGGGACACGAGCGGGGCGAACGTCGCGTTCCAGTGCGGCTTCTTCACCAGCTTCTCGGCCTGCGCGGGCGAGATCAGCGAAGACTTGTAGGCCCGCTCGCCGACGGCCTGCGCGAGCAGCGCTTCGGCCTGCGTCTCGTCCGCCCATTTGCGTTGGGCGCGTTTCGCGACAAGTTTCCAGCCGGGGACTTCCTGCCCGTGTTCGAGCCGGTGCGCGGCTTCGTTGCGGATCGCATCCACCCACGTCTCGATCAGATCGGCGCGGTCCATGATGGCGCCGAGTTCGCCGTTGGACAGCACGGTCGGCTCGGGCGGCGGCGGGCGATGGGCCAGCGGGTCGCTGTCCACCACGTCGTCGAAGTCCTGGCGCGCGGCGGCAAGAGCCGTCTTGCGAAGCTCCGGACACTCGGCTTTGGCCGGGCAGAACTTGCAGTTCTCGGGGCTCGCGGACAGCTTGGCGCCGGGCTTGGCCGCCGCCTCGATGGTCGGGATGTAGGTTTCCGCCGCCCACATGAACAGGTCCACGGTCGGGATCGAGAAGAAGCGGATCGGCCCGTCGGGATGGTCGCAACGCGGCTGCACGACGACGATGGTGATCTTCTTCACCATGGCATTGAGCAGCACCCCGCCGAGCAGGCCGAGCGCGTAGACGAACATCTGCGGGTTGTCCCGGACTTCGACGGCGTTGCCGGAGCCGTGCTTGTAGTCCGCGATGACAAGCTCGCCCTCGTCGGGGAACCACGCGCCGCAATCCAGGTGCCCGAACACGTCGCCGGGCGGCTTGCGCTTCGCGAGCATCTGCCAGATCGGTTCGAGGTTCACGGTCTCTTCGAGACGCACCCAGCCGCCGTGCTGCTGGCTCGTGCGCCGCCGCCGCAACTCGTCCACATAGTTGACGTAAGTGAGGATCGCGGCTTCCTGTTCGTCGTCGATCTCGATCTCGCGGCCCTCGAACGTCTCGACGTGGCCGGACAGCTTGACGGTCTTGCCAGCCAGGACTTCCTCGGCAAGCTTGTGCGCGACGGAGCCTTGGGCCGCGAAGAACCCGGCGCGGTCTTCGACGTGCTTGGAAAGCTCGACGGAGCCGGGACATTCCAGGATGCGCTTGGTGGCACTCGGCGCGAACAGCGAGTGTTTGCGGGTCTGTGTCATTGCTTGCCCTTCGCTGCTTTGCGGCGCTCGGCGCGGTAGGTGCGGCCCGCACGGGGCGCGCCGCCGGGGCCGGGGACGAATTTGGGGATGGGCACGAAGCGCCAAGCCAGGCGCTCGTGCATCCAACGGACATGGCTCTGCTTCATGGCCTTGAGTTTCGAGGCCAACTCCGCCGCCTTGGCTTTGTCTTCCGGCGTGTCCATCAGCCGCCCACCGATTTCAGGCACGCCTTCGCGTCGGCGAGCAACGCGACATGCTGCTCGACGGGCACGTTGACGAAGCGCGTGACGCCGTATTTGGTCTGGAGCGTCTTCACGGCGGCGGGACCGCCGGGGCGCGCATATGCGGTCTGGAGCAGGAAGAGGGCTTCTTCGTGTTCCTTGCCCGTGGACGCGGGCGCCTCGGGCGCGGGTGCGCCAGCGGCGGGAAGCTGCTCGTCCGCGCCGTCGGCGAGCGGGTCCACGAGATCGGGACGGTGCTCGTTGTCCCCGGTGAAATCTTCGATGTCGGCCTGGCGCGGCGCGTTCGCGGGCATGGAGCGCACGCTGTCCACGGGCGCCGGGGCGTCGGGGGCTTTGTCCTTTTTGGAGCGCTTGGCGGTCCCCTTACCGGACACTGGCGCCGGTGCGGGCGGCGGCGCGGCCGGAGCTTCGAGCGGCGCGTTGGACACGGGAACGTTGGTCAGGGGCGTCGGCTGCACGTCACTCGGGGGTGCGGGATCGTGGACTTCGAGCCGCAAGCCTTGCGCAGCGAGTTCGAGGCGCAGCGCTTCGACCCGCCCGTTGAGCGTGGTCGGCAGGCCGAGCGCGATCAGCGCCGCGTGGCGCAGCATGTCGGGGCGGTCTTCGGTGACGATGAGTTGGACGGGCATTGTTCGGTTCCTCTTCGGGGTTAGACGTAGAATTTGGTGTCGGGTTTCATGATGTCGGGTTGAAAACTTCGTAGAAAGCCTTGCCGCGCTGGCGCGCTATTTCCGCTTCCCTTTCCTGCCGTCGGCGGGCGCGGTCCTGGTCCCGCTGGATCGCCATTGCGACGGCGCGAGCTTCGACGTTGCCGAGCCCTGCAAAAATTTCAGGCGCGGCGTCGTCGAGGATGGATTTCACGAGCCCCGAGGACCGACCGGTGGACACGAGCGGCGGCGTCGGCGGGGGCGGGATGTTGTACCACTGGGACGTGGGCGTGCGCGTGGGCGCGGCGGCCTGCGTCGGCTCGTAGATCGCGAGCGTCTGCTGCGCCTTGCGGCGGAACGCGGACATGATCCGGTGATCGACCGTGCCGGGCATGAACAGGAACGTCGCGAGGACGGCGTTGCTCTGGCCCATGCGGTGCGCGCGCGCGATTGCCTGCTCGTTGACGCCCGGCACCCAGTCGGCCTCGACGAGAACGACTTCGCTCGCCGCCGTGAGCGTGATGGCGGTGCCTGCGGCGACGATCTGGCCGAAGAAAATCTTCGTGTCCTTGTCTTCCTGGAACTGCTTCACGGCGGCGGCGCGCTCTTCGGGCGGCGTGCTGCCGTCGATGCGAACCGACTTGAATTCCGTGTTGTCCTGCAAAATATCCAGCACGTCGCGATGGTAGGCGAACACGATCAGCTTCTTGACGCCGTTTTCGATGCGCGCGGTGATCCACGACGCCGAGGCGGGAGCTTTCATGATGCCCAGCGCGCGGCGCACGGCGGCGAGATTGGCCCCGTGCTTCGACAGCATTTCGACCAGCGCTTCGTCGCTCTCGGGCGCGGAGCCGCCGGTGTCGGCGAACATCTTGCCCGAGAACTGCGTGGCGAGATCGAGCGCTTGCTTGCGCTCTTTGTCGGTGAGATCGAGCGGCGTGTCCTGGACCTGCACGGCGGGAAGGTCCGCGAGCACGTCCTGTTTGCGGCGACGCAGGATGAACGTCTTGCAGATTTTGCGAAGCTGCTCCTGGTTCTTCGAGCCCGTGATCTGGCGCCCGTAGGCGCCGACGCGCACGTTGCAGAAGGTGTCCTCGAATTGGGTTTTGCTCGTGATGCCGTTCTCGCGCAGCAAGCCGGGTCGCAGCGCGTTGAGATGCGTCCAGAGTTCGCCCGCGTTGTTGGGCGACGGCGTGCCCGACAGGCAGGCGACCATCTTGGCGCGGCCGACGAGGCTGTCCATGCCGCCGTCGCACTTCGGCCCGTAGACGAACCGCGTGCGCTTGGCTTCCGTGCTCTTGAGATAGTGGGCTTCGTCCAGACCGACGACGCCCCAGCTTTGCGTGTAAAGGCGATGCTGGACATCGTGGTTCACGGCCGCGAGATCGTAGGTGCAGACATAGAGGGTGTTGGGCTCGAAGCTGGTCGGCCCGTCGGCTTTGACACTCGCGACTTTCCAATCCTCGGGGAGCCACTTGGGCGCTTCGATGGCCCAAGACACGCGGCCGATGCTCGGCACCATCAAAAGGATGTAGGGCGGCACGTCCTCGAACTCGGCAATCGTATCGATTGCGAACTTGACGAACTGCACGCTCTTGCCGAGGCCGGGATCGTCGGCCAGGAACACGGGCAACAGCGGCGTGGTCGCGGACGGCGCGCTGCCGAAACGCGGAGCGGCGTTGGGCGACATGCGCGCGGCGCGCGATTGAAACCGCATCCAGCGGATGCCGAAAGTCTGATAATCGCGGAGTTTCATACGAACCCTCGACACGGAACACGAAGCACGGAGCAAAGTAGGGTGGTGATGTGCTTCATATAGGACAACACCCTACAAAATCAAGGCGAACGTTTCGCGTTCTGATTGCGGACGTAGATTTTCGTGCTCTGGAGCCAAAGCCAGTACGCAATCAGCGCCGCGTCCGCGCGGCCGTCGTCCTTCGCGCGGGCGAACAGCTTGGCGTGCGCAGGCCAAATCTCCATCGCGCGCTTGCGCGCATCGTCTTTGCCGCCGCCGAGACGCAAGCCGCTCTTCCACTCGCCCGGCGACGTGTGCCTGATGGCCCAGTCCACGGACACGGCAAGCGCGTGGACCTGGCCGTATGCCTGGCCGAAGCGGAACATGCTGGTCACGCCCTGTCCCGGCATGGCGCCGACGCGCTCGATGGCGCAAAGAACCTGGCGGCCGTTGCCCGGCGAGACGCGCTCGAAAAGCTGGTGCGTGCCAGCAAGGTCCAATTCGTTGCGGGTCTTGCCCGTCGTTGTCTTGGTGGAGAACACGGGGAAGTTATCCACAGTCCATATGTCGGGCACGGGCAGCCTGTCCCCAAAGGGATCGTGGGAGACGAGCACCGCGAGAGCGCCGGTGAGGCCGGGATCGATACCCGCATAGAAGTTGATGTGGGACACTGCGTTCAGCCTTCCTTGAAGTTGGGCAGGGTTTCGTGGGACGCGAGACGCTTCACGCGCTGGACCGCCTGCGCGCGGTCGATGCGCGCGTTCGAGCGGGCGCGGGACCGTTCGGCCGATTGCTCGGCGAGATACGCGATAGGGCGCGGGCGCCGCTGGGTTTCGGGCTCCGGCTTCGCGGGCGGCGTCGTGATCCGCGTTCCGTAGGCCGTGAGCAGCCAGCGCTCGCCGCGCAATGTCACGATGCGTTTCGAGCGCAACCATTGGACGGCAGCCGCGCGTGTCTCGGTGAGCGGCGGTGCGGGCTCGCCCAGGATGAGCCAACGCAAGACCCGCGCGCGGAACGGCGCGATCCACTCGGGGACGATCATGGGAGCACCAGCCCGGCGCGGCGCAGATCGGATCGAATGTTGGCGTAACCGCGCTTGCCGCCGTGCGGCGTGCCCGCCGTGTGTACGATGGGCTTGGTCCTGTCCGGCGGGACAAAGCGAAGGTGCTTCGCGTTCGTCCGTTCGACGCGCCAGCCTTGCGCCTCGGCGGCCTCGACAAAAGTTCGCAACGTGTCGTCCATCCCTCTCGTGGTTCGCATGTCTTGCCCCGTCACTTGGAATTGAGGACTTCGTTGGCGGTGATCGGCGCGGGCTTCGCGTCGAAGTAGATCGCGCGCCCGCCGCTGCCGGGGAGCCCGGCCTTGAGCTTGCGAAACTCGGTCTGGCACTCCATCCGGTCCTGGACCGGCATTTCGTGCGTCTCGTTCTTCTGCGAGAGATCGCACCGGGTTTCGCTCCCGGCGACGAGCGCGCACGCGACGAGGATGCAGATCATGGTCATGTTCCTTTCAGGGCACGGAAGCGCGCGGCCCAGGACGCGGCGCGCTCGGCGTTGCGTTGGTCTTGCTCGCGGTCGCGCGCGGCCCACAGAAGATCGAGATCGCGAACGCCAACGGCGCGGAAGCCGAAGCCGTGCCCGCCACAAAGAAACACTTGCTCGAGGCGGTAGGTGGACGGGTCGATGCTCATTGGACCCTCATAGGTGCGGCGTGGAGTTCGTGCGGCGCGCGGACAATGACGCTTACGCCGGTCGCGAGGCCCCGGATCGTCAGCGTCTTGTCGAGCCCCGCGTCCAGTTCTTCTTGCGGCAATTCCAACGTCGTGAGCGCGAGGCGGGACATGCGCGCCGTGATGACGACGGCGAGGATGTCCGTGTCCGAACGGGCGCTCATGACGCGAGCCGTCCTTCCCGAGCCGCGCGCTCGATGGCATCGTCCACGATCGAGCGCGCGGCGAGCCGGTCTTGCTCCAACTCCTGCGCGACCTGTCCGGTGCAGCCCGCGTAGCCCGCCGCGTCCACATAATCGTCCGGGTTGAACGCGCCCGCTTGGGTGCGGGCGATCTTCATCAGGACCATGAGCGAGCCCACGTCTGCGGCGGTGAGTTCCATCGCCTGCGCGTCCCGGACCGAGAGCCCTTCGCGCGCGGCGATGTTGCGGAGATACCCGTTCCAGAGGCGCGCGATATTGTCGAAGTTCGCGCGCTTGTCGCCGTGCGTGCGCTGGCGGTCGCCGCCGACGAGCGACGCGGCTTTGGTGAGGATTTCGACGGCTTCCATGTCAGGGTTCTCCGTTGAGCTTGCGCGCGAGCAGCGCGGCGTTGTCGTGGTCGGGGACGAGAGCGACGAGCCGGTCTTCGGCGGGAAGCTGGCTGTCCAGCACGGCGTAGCCGGGATGAACCTGGACCCAGCCGGGGCCGACCTGGACAGCCGTGGCAAGCGGATCGCAGTCGTAGGGTCCCATGTAGAAGCGGGCCATGTCTGGTTACTCCACGGGTTCGTAGGTCGCGGCGAAGATGTCGGGCTTGCAGGGGTAGAGTTCGCCCTTCACGCCCTTGATGATCCAGTCGCCGGGGAGCGCCACCATCGTTCCCTCGAGCGTCCTGATGCCCATCTGGACTGACGGCGAACCGCTATCGCGGAAATAAACTTCGCAGCGTTTGATCGCGTCCACGATCCACACGGGGTCGTAGGTTTGGTCCGGCCCGCCGGTCCACTGGAACGCTTCGATGACGACGGGCTTCTTGCGGAATTTCGGCATGGTCGGTTACTCCACGGGTTCGGGGCGAGGGGCGTCTTTGACGACGACCATGACTTCGTGGACGCCGACGCCGTTGCGCAGCAGCGCGTAGACGATGTTGGCGAGCCATTCGCTCGGGATCGACTTGCGCGATTTCCAAGCGTAGATCGTCCCGACGGGCGGGTGCTTGAAGCCGTGCTTGATGAGCAAGTCGATCAGCCGGGCGGTCCCGCCCGCCTTCTCGAAGATGGCCTCGATGTCCCAGCCGTACATCAGCGGCTCGGGCTTCGGCAGGGTGGGCGGGTTCGTCATGTCGTGTCTCCGTTGTTGGTCGTGTTACAGGACTTAGAAGCCTTCGCGCTCCAGCATGTCGGCGATGGTGGACATGTAGCCGAGGAAGACCGCGACGTTGGCGGCGTTCGCGAGCGCGCCGTTAAAGTTCAGCGGGTCGAGCTTCTTGATAAGCTGGCGCTCCGGCAAGAGGCGAACGTTGGTTTTGAACTTCCCCATCGCGACCAGCGTGTTCGTGGCGATCTTGTTGGCCATCTTGTCGGCCATCGCGTCGAAAGCGGCGTCGGTTATGTTCTTGAGCTTCGGCTCCCACCAACGCATCGCGCGGAAGGCGTAGACGATCTCGCCCAGGCGAATGTGGTTGAGCGCTTGGAGTTTCCACATCAGCACTCCGCGCCCGTCGCCGAAGCCCTTGCGCGAGGCGATGCGCGCAGCGCCGAGCGGGCCAATATCGCGGGTCTGCGGGACGCCAAGCGTGCCCGCCATGACGGAGCCTGCAAAGCACACGCTGCACTGTTGGAAGCGACGACCCGACGCCGGTAGTGAAGTAAGGGAACTACGGTGCCAAGTGCCCATGTTGAATTCGTATGCGGGCGGCTTGCCTTCGACGCGGGCCTTTTCGATGAGGCGCTGGATGCGATCCATATCCGCGACCGCGACGCGGACGAGCGACGAAAGCTTCGAGGGCAAGGATTTGCGGGGCTTGCTGGGTTTGATCTTTTTCATGGGTTCCTCGTGGTTGTGGTGGGCAGTGTCACGATACATAACCTACAAAACACCAATCGTCAAGTGGTGGTTTTGTATTTTCTACAGCTTGACAAAATGACAACGCGCAAATAGGTTCTGCGCACGGGCAGAGGACCAACGCCCGGAAAGGAGCCCATTTGAGCGCACGCCCCCGTCGTTTATTGCCGCCCGCCGCCGGTCGCACAGGCGTCGAACGCCTGGAACTTCAACAGTTTGCGAGACGGTTGCACGAACTCATGTCCCAGCGCGGCATGTCCCAGTCGGACCTGGCCCGAGAAGTGTGGGGCACAACGACCGACACGCGAGGCTACACCGTCGCTAAAAACCGAGATCGGATCGGGGCTTATCTGCGGGCCGAAAGCCTGCCCGAGCCGCAAAACCTGGCTCGGCTCGCCGAGGCGCTGGGGGCAAAGACCGAGGAACTGGCGCCGGAGATCGTCGCGGCCACGGTGGACAGGGAGAACCCCGAGATCGCGATGACGATGGTGTCGGGTCATCAAGACAAAGTCCATTTGCAGATCAACAAGTTGGTGAGCTTGTCCTTGGCGACGAAGATCATGAACTTGCTGGTCGAAGATGGTGTCCACGGCAGCGGCGCATGAAGCTGCTCACGCAGGACGAAGCCGCGATCTTGCTCCGGTGCAGCAAAAGCAAGATCGCAAGGCTGCGCAGGGACGGGGAACTGGCCTTCATTCGGGGGCGCCCGGTGCTGATTAGGTTGGTGGATGTTCTGGAATACATAGAGAGATCAAGGACATGCAGGACAAGACAGACACAAAGTTGGTGCTCAACGCCCAAGGATATTTCGAGCTTCGCTGGTCCGAGCGCGCCGAAGACGGCTCGGGCTGGCGCTCGAAGCGGGTATCTACGCGGACGCATGACCGGGCCGAGGCCGAAGCTTTCCGGCGGGAATACCTGACGGCGCAGCAGGACACCGCCCGACGGCCGGGCGGGCCGGTCCCGACCGTGGGCGAGATCATCGACGGCTATCTCAAGGGCCGGTCGGACGTGGGGGACAGTCAAAAGCTGGTCCTGGCCCGCGTGCGGCGGGCGCTGGGGGGCCTTGTGCTCGCCGAGCTAACCGAACCCCGGCTGGCGGACTATCGCGCCCAGCGGGGAATTTCGGGGCCTTCCGTAAGGCGTGAACTTGGCGCGCTCATCGCGGCCGTCAACCGGGCGGTCAAGACACGGGCCGTCCGGCCCGAAGACGTGCCCTTCATCGAGCTTCCGCCGGTGGGTGCCCCGCGCGATCTTTGGCTCAACGAGGAACAGGAAGCCGAATATCACGGGCTGGCGATGGGGAACTCGGTGGGTGCGCCCAGGCTTACGCGCGTGACGCGGTTCGTGGCGCTGGCGCTGGACACGGCCGCGCGCAAAGAGGCGATCCACGAGCTTACCTGGGACCGGGTGGACCTGGAGCGGGGTTTGATAGATTTCCGTCGGCCGGGCCAGGTCCAGACCAACAAGCGCCGTGTCCCCGTGCCCGTGTCGGATCGGCTAGGGCCCGTGCTTGCTCGCGCCCATGCCGAATGGGTCCGCGACGGCAAGCCCGATCCCTATGTGATCGGCCAGGGGGATGTCAGGACGGCGTTCGAGACCTGGCGCGCGGGCACGCCCTACGAATGGGCGACGGCGCATGTCCTGAGACACACTTGGGCGACGCTGGCGGCGCGCGCGGGCGTGCCCATCTGGCAGATCGCGGGCGTGCTGGGGGATGACCCCAGGACCGTCGAGAAAAACTACCTGCACCATTGCCCGGAGCACTTGCGGGACGCGGTGAACCGTCGTGCGGGTTGAGCGTGCTTTGTCCGTTCGCGTAGCGCGACACGGCCGGACCGTGCTAGGGTCGCACCCTTGCCCGAAGGAAACCAGCATGCGCGGTTCGTAGAGAGACACGGAAACAAGAACGGCGACGGAGCCATGGGCGCCCGTCGCCGTTCAGTTGTCGGGTGTATGACGCCCGACGATCCCACCACAGGAACACCCCTGCAAAGAGGCAGCGAGAATATGACCCCGAACACGCTCGAAAGCAACACCCAAACGCAAGACACGCAGGACGCGCCGGGCGCAGGCGCCGATACGAGCAGCGATCCGAACGATATTTTTGTCGCCATCGACCAGCGCCCGAAACACCACGGGTTGGTCCCGCCCAAGCTGCCGCCGCAGTTGCGCGCGCCGGATTTGGGTCTGGATGTCGAAGTCCTCGGCGTGCTGTTCGAGAACCGGAACGACGCCGAAAAGGCGTGGATGTGCGCCTTCGGCGACGTGCGCGCGCCGAACTGGACGGGTGCGGAGCGCAAGAACTGGCGCATCGGGGGCTTGCGCGCGCTCGCGCACCAGAACGCCTATGTGTGCAACGGCACCTATCGCGACGGCACCAAGCGGGCCAAGGAGAACGTCGAGAAAATCCACTTCTATGTTTTCGACGATATTGGCTCCAAGGTGTCCTATCGCAAAGTCCTCGCATGCTTTCAGAAGGGCGGCGTGATCCCGGCCCTCGAAGTCGAGACATCGCCGGGGAACGAGACTTGGCTCGTGGCCGCGAAGGGCATCGACACGCCCGAGAAGATGGACCGCTACACGGCATTGCAGCGCGCGCTGGGTCGGCACGGGCTCACCGATCCCGCCATGAAAGACACGACGCGCTATGTGCGCCTGCCCTACGGCATCAACAACAAGAAGCAGTATGCCGGCGCCGACGGCAAAGCGCCGGTCGTGCGCCCCTTGCGCGTGGGCATGACGAAGCGCTGGGAGATCGACGAGTTCGCGAAGGCGCTGGGTTTGGACTTGGACGCCGAGATCGCGAACGAGACGCTGGTGTCCAGCAAGCACACCGGAGACACGGTGCGCAGCGCCGGGCATGATCCTTATGTGCGGGCACTCGAAGAACTCGGGCTGATCCAGTCCCAAAAACCGAACGGCTGGATCGAGATCGTCTGTCCCTGGGAGCACGAGCACACGACGCGCGGGCTCACGGGCACGGCGTATCTCCCCAACGCGGGCTGGGAGTGCCATCACGGGCACTGCGCGGGGCGCAGCACGGATGTTTTCAAAGGCGAGCTTCGGCGCTTGCTGGACGAGAAGGGCGTGAAAGGCGGGTCGTCCGGGTTCCTTGCGAGCCATGCGTTCGATCTCGTCGAGGGCGACGACGCGGCTATAGCCGACGAAGTGCGGGCACTGTCGGACAAGCTGGGCGTGTCGGGCGACGGCGAAGAAGGTTCTTCGGGCGCAGGGCACGGGTTTTTGGACCGCATCGCGTACATCGCCAACGCGGATCGTTTCTGCGATCTCGAACGCGGCACGTTCATGAACCGCAACGCGCTCAATACCGTGTGGACGCGCGCGTTGCTGGGCGTGCTCAAGCGCAACAAGCAAGGCGAACTCGCCGAACTGCCGAGCACGCTCTTCGCGCGCATGGACGGCGCCAAGAAAGCAGACGTGCCCGTCTATTGGCCCGGCAAGCCGACGTTGTTCGAGCACGACGGCAAGACGATGCTGAACACCTGGCGCCCGGCACGGTGGACGCGGCGGGGCCGCAAGATCGGGTCGCACGAGGTACGGCTTTGGTTGAAGCTGGTCTTGGACTTGTGCAACGGGAACCGCACCGAAGCGCGTGTCCTGCTGGACCACATGGCGCGGGTCGTCTACGAACAGGACTGGAAACCGGGCTTCGCGATCATCCTCAAAGGAACGCAAGGCATCGGAAAAGACATGGCGTTGTCGGTGCTGCTGCACGCGCTCGGGCATACCAACTTCTCGGTCGTGACGCCCGACCGGATCGGCGCGCGCTTCAACGTGTCCACCGAGAAGCGGGCTATCGTGGTCAACGAAATGAAGATGACCACGAAGGGCGCGCTCACGGCGCACGACCAATACAACACGCTCAAAACGCTGGTGGGGCCTTTGCCCGAGTGGGTGCAGGTCGAGCGCAAGGGCATCGACGTGTACACGATCCCGAACCGCGCGGCTTGGTACTTCACGACGAACGAGGACGCGCCGATTGCGATGGACGAGGCTGACCGCAGGTTCTTCGTGATCGAGTGCAAGCGCGCGGCGCATCGCGGGCCTGCGTTCTACGAGAAGATCGCGGATTGGCTGGGCACGCTGGACGGGAACTTCCTCGTGGCCGAATGGCTCGAACAACGGGGGGCCGCGATGCCCGCCGCGCGCGTGAAGTTTCTGACAGGCAACGCGCCCATGAACAAGGCGAAGCAGGACATGATCGACCTGACGCCCATGCGCGGGAGCCCGACCGCGCGCGTCGCGGCGTGGATCGGCGATTGGGCGAGCGCGTGCCCCGATCTTGTGACGGCCGAAGACGTGAAGCAGGAGATTGCGCAGGCGGTCAAGTCCGGCGTGTCGGACTTGGGGCAGGACATGCGGGTCGTCCCCGACGCTCGCCAGCTTGGCGTGATCCTGGCAAAGCTGGGCTGGGCCAAGGTCGCCAAGAGCAACGTGGTGCCCATGCCCGCCGAACGCGGCGGGCCGAGCGTGCGGCGGTATGTGTGGGCCGTGCGCGACGTGGCTAAGTGGGAGAACTCGACCAAGGGCGAGATCGGGGCTGCCTACTCGGCGGGTTGGGGGTTCCAGCCGCCGAAGGGCCTCGCGCACGGGTCCGCCGACGGGTCGAACGTTGTGGCGCTTGGGAAGACCACCGTGTCCCAGGACAAGGCCGACCCGGTGGGCGCGACCCCCGGCCAGGCCGCCGACCAAGCCAGCGACTACCCTTTCTAGCCGGTCGGGCTAGGGGATCGAGAACGCCGTCGAGGGCAGGAGCCCTCGACGGCGTTCTTGTTTGTGGGAGACGCGGCGACGGCGGGTCTTATCTCGAAAAGCCGAGGCGACACATCTAACACGGTTGGCGACACATACCCGACACATCGAAAATATTTTGATGTGTCGGCGCATAAAGCGTTGTTTTCACTAGTATAAATCAATATTCAACACATCAACACATCAAATATGATAATCCTTGTGTGTGAAGAATATAGAATAAGCATCGCTAATATATAGAATACCCCCCATATAGCGAGAATTGGGGGTATGTGTCGTTGTGTCGTTGTGTTGCGGGCCGCTCGGGTCGGGTCTTGAGGGATTGGGCCGGGTTCGGGGTTTCGGATGGTTCTTGCGGCGGCTGTGCGGTGACGGGCGGCGGGGAATGAAAAAGCCCGGCAGCTTGTCGGCTGCCGGGCTTGTAGGCGCGTGAGCGGTGAGCGGGGCTAGGGGTGTAGCTGGCTAGTCCGTCTCGCGCGTCCTGGCTCGCTCCAGGCGCGCGAGACGGGCTCGGTTCAGGCTCCTTGGGTCTCAGGGGTCTTGACGGTCCTGGGGTGAGGGTGCCCGTTTTCGTAGGCATCGAGCGCGTCGATGTGGTTCTGGAACACGCGCGTGTCGCGGCGTGGATCGGCGATTGGGCATGCGGTTTGATCGCGCAGCCATGTCAGAAGGGGTCCGCTGCTGTGGAGCTTCCACTTGTCCTCGGCGTCCGTCTCCCAGCACGCAATCGAGAGGACGCCCGTCTTGCCGCCCGGTCTGACCAGATAGCGGTATTCGATGCCGGACCATTTGGCCCAGGCTTCGGGGTTCGTGTCGGCAAGAATACGGATGCCGCCTTGCTCGGCTTTGTTCGCGGCGACAAAAGCGGCCGCAAATTCGTCGGCCTCGTATCGCGGCAAACGCCAAGCCTTGAACAGCGTTTCGATAAGCTTCTGCCCCATGCCGGGGCATTGCGGATAGCCGTCATATTGAGTGTAGATCGTGATCGCGTTCGGATCGTCTTTGTCCTGAAACGTGATTGTCGCTCGGGTTCCCATGTTCTTTGCTCCTGGGTTCGTGTCGGGCAGGATCGCCCGGCACGGTCGGACGGCGCATCGCTGCGCCGTCCTGCCGTGCCGTTCGGCATTACCAACTGAGGCGCCAAGCCAAGAGGCACAGGGCGCCCAGCACGATCAGCACCAGGGCCGCGAAGTGCGTCCAGTGGTGCGGATCGCGCCAATCCTTCGGGCCGCTCATGCCGCACCGTCCAGGCTTTCGAGCCCTTGACGGATCGTGTCGAGGGCGCGCAGCAAGTCCGCGCGAAGATCGTGGACGACTGCGCAGACCGGGAAAGCCCGGCTGGTCTTCACGAAATCGTTTTTGATGCCGAGCCCCGCGATACCCACGCCCATGTTTTGCGCGCGGCGACAAACGTCGCGCATCGTCGCCGCCGTGAAACCGTCCTGGCCGTCGGTGAGCACCACGACGAGCCTGCGGTTTATCTGGCGCATCCCGGCAAGCTCGTAGGCCGCCGCATTGACTGCCGGAGCCGTCCAGGTTCCGCCGCGCCCATTCAAAATACCGATCCGATCGCGCACGTCTTTGGCTTTGATGCTCTCGCGCCAGTCCTTGACGATGTCCAGTTCCGACACGCACGCGCCATGCTCGCAACTCCCTGTCGTGTAGCCCGCTATTTTCAGCTTGGCGCCTGCCTTGTCGAACGCATCGCCCAAGTGCAGACAAAGCGCCGTCAAAAACGAATTCGCAGCCGAGCCGAAACTGCCCATCGAACTCGACTGGTCCAGCACCATGTAGACAGCCGTATTGACTGCGGGCGTCACGGTCTTGCGCGTGAACACGTCCAAAGCGCCCGTGCGTGCGCGCACCGTGGCGCGCATGTCGTACCGGCCCGCTGTTTCGTTCCGCGTGCGCTTGCTTTCGGCGCGTGCGCGCACCATGCGCCGCACCCTGTCTTTGAGCGCCGCGCCGTTCGAGATCGACGCATAGGCCGTCGCCAGCGCGTGCTCCAACTGGTGCGCCGGTATCGCGTTCAAAGCCGTGTTTGCCCAGGTTTTGCTCTCCTTGCCCCGTTTGCCCATGCTGTAATCGCAAACTTTTTTAGTCTCTTCTTCCTGTGCGAGGCGTTCCAGCTCGGGCGCGTCTTTGTAAATCTGCGCGTGCAAGTCCTTTGCCCAGGCTTCTATCGACGGCTCGGGCGAGTTCGAGGGAACAAGCGAGCCTGCGCCCGAGCCCGAGCCCGAGCCCGAGCCCGAGCCCGAGCCCGAGCCCGAGCCCGAGCCCTTCTGGTCTTGGTCTTGGTCTTGGTCTTTCCGGTTCTCACCCGTCTGGCCCTGGCCCTTCTGGCCCTGGCCCTTCTGGCCCTGGCCCTTCTGGCCCTGGCTCTTCCGGCTTCCCAAAGCACCAAGCAAGTCCCGCGCGAGCCGAACCGCATCGGTCGTGTTCTGGACGCTCGGCAGCGCCGCGCGCGCGTCCTGGATCAGCTTCGCGAGTTCGGGCGGCGTTTGCGCGTCGAGCCAGCCTTCGACGAACTTGGGCAATTCCATGCCCCAGTCTTTGCGGCACAGAACGCAGACCGCATACATCGCGTCTTTCAGTTCGCGGACTTTGAAGCCGTGCAACGGCTCCAAGTCCTTCTCCATCAAAGCCGTAAGCAACCCGCGCGCGTTGGGAATTTGACCTTCCGCGCTCATTTTGCGCTCAATCCACACGTCTTCGATTGCGTTCCACAGATAGCGCAGATCGGCGCTGTCGTTCGGCGCTTTGTCCTTGTCCGTGTAAGTCAGGTGCGCGAGTTCGTGGATGATGTAGCCTAGCATTTCGTCGGCGCGTGCCTTGGGCAAGCGCGTAGCCATGGGCAGGGACGGCAATACGACATGCACGGTCAGCGCCCCGCTTTGCTCCACGTTCCAGGTGATGCCTGCGGTCTTGCCCCCGTTCGGCGTCACAATCGCGCTTATCACCTTGCGACCGTGCAGGGTGCCCAGCTTCCACAGCGTCTCGCGTGCAGCAGCCAGGATTTCGGAATATTCGATCTTTTGTCCCATCGGCGTTTTCTCCTTAGAAGTTTTCGAGCGCGTCGGCATCGGCGGCTTTTTTCGCGCGCGTCTTGCCCGTTTCGGCGCGGCCGTCGCGCGCGGCCTTGATCGCGGCAGGTGCCAGCATCGCCACGGTCATCTGTCTCAGATGTTCGCGGTCGTCGGGCGGGCAGTGCGCCAGGATCGAAGTCTCGACGGCGCGTTCCGGATCGGCGCCGTCGGCAAGGAGTTCGCCCAGTGCCAGCAAGCGGCGCAGGCCCAGGCCCATCGTGAGCTTGCCCTTGTCCGCGTCCTGGCGCGTTGCGAGCGCGCAATCGGCGATGATCTGCGCCAGCGTCGGCGTGCAGCCCGTCTTGGCCGAAATGATCTTCGCTTCGGTGTCCCGGTCCGCGTAGTCCACGCGCACCATGATCGCGGCACGGTCAACCGTGGCGCTGTTCATGGGCGCCGTCCCGGCATAGGCGCCGGTCGTATCGCCGCTGCCATTGGTATTGTCGGCGAGAATGAAGACCACGCCGGGCGCCACGCGCACGGCCTCGCCCGTCTCGGGGATCGTGAGCGTGCGCAAAGCGGACAAGACGCCTTGAAGGGCCATGAGCGCGCCAGGACGTGCCGTGCTCGGCTCGTCGATAAGCACCACTGTCCCAGGCTTGCGGATCGCCGCCGCCAAGACACCGTCGCGCCACGCCGTCCCACCGTCGGGCGTCGGCAAGGTCTGTCCGATCAGATAGGGCCCGTCGGTCGCTTCCGAGCACTCGATATGCGCAAAGGGCGCTTTGAGACGTGCCGCGATTTGCTCGGCGAGGCTCGTCTTGCCAGCACCCTTGGGGCCAGTCAAAAACACGTTGCCGCCGCGCCGGTAGAGCGTGCTCACGATCATGTCCAGGCTTGCGGGAAAGACGTAGTTTGGATCGACCGGGCGCGTGTTCCCGTTCTCGGTCACGTTCAACATCACGCGCGCGGCGAACGTGTTTTTGAGTTCGGGAAAAATCTTCGAAGCTTCGTGCGCGCCTGCGCTGGTCGGGATAACCAACACGGGCATTGCGCTCGTCTGCGCAGGCTCGGGCTTGACCAGGGCTTTTTGCGCGAGTTCGCGCAGGCGGTTTTTGAAGGTCCCGAAGTCGCCCTGTCCCAACGGCGCCAGGATCGGCTTGATTGCGTCTTCGACCGGATCGGAGACGGGCTCGAGTTCGACCGGATCGTCCACGTCGCCGCTGTCGTCCAGGTCTGCGCCCGTGTTCGTGCTCGTGACCGACAAAGCCATTGCGCCTTGCGGCGCTGTGGCGGCTCGGATCGTTTCGGCTGTGTCGATGCCCAGCGTTTCGCAGGCCCTCAAAAGCTCTTCTTTTTTGAGCGCAGAGACTTGCATGTCCTGCGGACGGTTCGGATGCTTGCGGAGTGCGGAGCGCAAGGCTTCGCGCTCTTCGGCTGTAAGCCTCATGTTTGCGGTTGCGGTCATGTGGTCTGTCTCCTGTGGTGTCCAGGGCAAAAAGCTGCCCTGTCTGACAATATGGCAATTTGTCGTTTTGAAGACAAGACAAAAAGACAGTTCGGACAAAATAAATTCGAGAGGCCATATTCAGGACATGCCTTGGCCGTCCCCCGGATCAGTTCGCGCTCTCGAAGAAAACCGCTCGAAGGGCTATTTTGGCGGCGGCTCTAGCCGTCTGACCTGCAAAGCCGTGGCGCGTTGGACTGGGGAGCGCTGCCGCGCCGTCGTGGTCAAAGGTCGCGAGTTTTGCCGGTTGCACGGCGGCAACGCCCGGCGCGTTCCGACCGATCCTCGGCGTGTTGCGCGCAATGGCGTCCGGCGCGCGGTGTGCAAAGGTCTTGTCCCGGCCCATGTCCTGGCGCTGCCGATCATTCAAGCTGCGCTCTCGAAGCGTCGGCGCCGGTCGCTGGCTGCCGCTGTACAGGCGGAACAGCTTATTCAAGCCTATCTGTCCCAGGACCATGAGACGTGGGCGCGTGTCCTGGCCCAAAAATCGGAGAATTGAGCATGAGCGCAAAACTTGGTGACGATACGAGGGAGTTAGCGCTCGCGGCTCTGCGCGACATCTGTGGCAACCCTGATGCACCAGCCGCAGCGCGTGCCCAGGCCGCGCGCACGCTCCTCGAAATCGATGGGAGCCTCGGCAAGCACGCTTTGCCGCCCATAAAGCCAGGAAACAAACCTCTCGCGGAGCTATCCCGCGAGGAAATGGCAGCCGAGCTACAGGCATTGCGCACAAGTCGGGCGGCAGAACTGACATAACCTGTTGATAAGACGGGACAAGCCGTGTCCTAGACAGGGACAGGCACCCCGATCAACCAACCAAGCCGCGACCCGGCCCACCCCCTGGGGTGCCCCGGCGCGCGCGGGATTTTTCTCTATCGCCCACTCGCACAAAGTCGCGATTTTTATAACTTTTCGTTCTTAATCTGTTCTCCTGCGCACGCAACCCCTTGCGTGTCCTGCGAAAAGCATCTACAAAACCTACACGCAAGACACCCGAGCGCGCAGCACTTTAGCCGGAGCCAGGCCCAAATGCCGCCGACCCCGCCGCCCAACGATCCTGTCCGGCAGTATTCGTTCACGGATTTCGGGACCAACAACCCGACCACACCCCCGCCCGGCGACAAGATCGACCAGGAACTCGACCGCCCCAACGCGGCGATCACCCAACTCAAGGCGTTTGTCCGGCAGTCGCTCGCCGACGACGGCACGATCAAGCCCGGCGCCATCGGCAACGACCAGCTTTCGCTCGATCTGACGACGGAAATCACGAACGACGTGCTGGCCCAGGTGAACCCGCAAGTCGCGGCGGCGCAGGGCTTTGCGTCCAGTGCCCAAAACAGCGCCACGACCGCCGCAGGACACGCGACAAGCGCCCAAGCCCAGGCGAACGCGGCGGCGGGACACGCGACGACGGCCTCGACAGGGGCCGCGAGCGCCACCGCCAGCGCGACCCAAGCGCAGACGCACGCTACGAACGCGAGCAACGCCTCGACCACGGCGACCAACGCGCGCAACACGGCCCAGGCATCCGAAGGCAAGGCGCTGAACTACGCGCAGCTTGCGCAGCTTTGGTCCGAGTTCCTGGACGGCAACAACACGATCCCCGGTGCCAACCTGGACCAGATGGGCGTGTCCGGCGCGCACTGGTCGGCGCGCTATTGGGCGCTCCAAGCCGCTATCGTCGCGGCAGCGGCAGGCAACCCCAACGTCCCGCTCGGGCCGAAATCCCTCATCGGGAACCTCACGGCCGCGAACGCCACGCCCACGCCCGTCCCGGTCCACGAAACGGCGAACTTCGCCGCCGCCAACGACGGCGCGATCCCCACGTCCAAAGCCGTCGCCGATCATGTCCTGGCGCGCATCGCGGCGCACGAAGCGCTCCCCAACCCGCACCCGGACTACACCACCACGGCCGAGCTTGCCGCTGCCGTGGCGACTTTGCAGCCGCTCGACAGCGATCTCACGGCTATCGCGGCGCTGACCACGACGGCGTTCGGGCGCGGGCTCCTGGCGCTTGCCGACGCAGCCGCCGGGCGCACGGCCCTCGGCGTTGACGCGGCGGGAACGGCGGCGTCGGCCGTCGCGGCGCACGCGGCGGCGGCGGACCCGCACCCGACCTACACGACGGCGGCCGAGCTTTCGACGGCACTCGCGAGCTATCTCACGACGGCCGCTGCCGCGACCGGATACCAGCCTCTCGACAGCGACCTCACGGCTATCGCGGCCCTGACGACCACGGCGTTCGGGCGCAGCTTGCTCGTGCAGGCCGATGCCGCCGCCGCGCGCACGGCGCTCGGGCTCGCGAACGCCGCCTACCTCAACGTGTCGCAGACCTGGACCGCAGGACAGACGCCGCAAACGCTGGCGCTGGTCGATGCCGCCACGGTCGCCTGGAACGCCGCCAACGGCCAGGTCGCCGCGCTCGTGGCGACGGCGGCGCGCACGATTGCGGCACCTACCGGGCTCGTCGCGGATCGCTTCTACGCGCTGGAAATCCGGAATTCCGGCGGCGCGTTCGCGCATGCGTTCAACGTCGCCTACATCTTCGACCAGAACGACGGCGCGCCGGGCTCGTTCCCGGCGGGCGCGCGGCTCCAGCTTACGTTCCGTTCGGACGGCACGAGCCTGCGCGAGTGGGGCCGTCGCACGGTGGCGTCCTGATGTTCGGCGTGCCGTTCCTTCCCGTCGGCGGCGGCTCGAGCCGTGCGCGCGTCCAGAACTCGCTGCGCTTCCGCGCCAACAACAGCGCGTTCCTGAGCCGCACGCCGGGGGCACCTGCTTCTCGCACGACATGGACCGCTTCTTTTTGGATCAAACGCGGGCTCATCGGTTCGGGGCACCGCGCCGTGTTCGGGGCTATGCCTACGAACGGGTCCGCGCCCTACGATTATGTTTCGTTTGGGGGCATCGCGGCCGACGCGCTGGACTTCTATTTCAACAACGCCGCTGGAGTTTTGCAGACCACGGCAGTCTTTCGCGATCCTTCGGCTTTCTACCCCGTCCAGATCGTAGCGGACACGACGCAAGCGCAAACGTCGGCGAATGCGCCAGACAGCCGTATGCGGATTTTCGTGAACGGCGCGCAGATCACGTCTTTTGCTGCCGCTACTATGCCCGCTCAAAACTCCCAAAGCGCGGCCTGGAATGTCTCGGGCACGCAAAACAATATCGGGGTGTTCAACAACGGTATCAACGCCTTTGGAGACATGCTGCTCGCCAATTTCTACTTTATCGACGGCCAGGCCCTCGCGCCGTCCAGCTTCGGCGAGATCGACCCGGCGACCGGCCAATGGGTTCCGAAGCGCTACAGCGGCGCCTACGGCGCGAACGGGTTTTTCCTGCCGTTCGACAATGCCACGAGCACCGCGACTATCGGGCAGGACCGCTCGGGCAACGGCAACGATTGGGCGTCGAGCGGCATCAGCGTCACGGCTGGTCCGACGTTCGATCAACTGACCGACACGCCGACGAACAACTTCTGCACGCTCAATCCTCTGTTCAACCCCGGCGCTGGTTCGCCCACCTACTCCGAAGGCAATTTGTTCGTGAACTTCCCCGGCGCTGGTGTGGGCGGCGCGGTCGGCAGTATCGCGATGGAGAGCGGCGATTTCTATTGGGAAGTAGAGTGTCTTGTTGGTTCGGGCGCGAACAATTTCTGCCCTGGTGTCGCGCTCACCACGGCCATGCCGGGCGGCGGCAGCGGGTGGACGGATAGCACCGGCTTTTGGGGCTATATCAGCAGCACCGGCAACAAGATCAACGGCGGCTCTGCCAGCGCCTACGGCGCGACGTTCACGACCGGCGACATCATCGGCGTGCGTTTCAACCGCGCGGCGGGAGAACTGTCGTTCTCCAAGAACGGCGTCGCACAGGGTGTCGCCTACACCGGTTTGACGAGCGGCGCCTATGTCCCGGCGTTCAACGACGGCACGGTGGTCTCGTCGAAGTCGTACCGGGTAAATTTCGGCCAGCGCCCCTTCATCTATTCGCCGCTCGGCGGCGCACTCGCCCTCAACACGCGGAACCTTCCGACGCCGACGATCCTTCGCGGCGACGACGCCTATCTGGAAACGATTTACGCGGGCAACAGCGGCACGCAGGCGATCTCCAATCGCTTCTCGGCAGGCAGTATCCGGCAGAAGGCCATCACGGTTGCCCGCTCGTGGAGTGCTACGAACTCGGTGCGCGGCTTCAACCTCGTTACCCGCACCGACACGACCGACATCGAAATCGCCGGGTCGTCTATCTCCTCGGTGAGCCCGACCGCGATCAATCTCCAGAACGCCGATAATTACAATACGACCGGCGAGAACTACATCCTGCAAGCGTGGCGGATCGGAGCGGCCTACGGGTTCAACGTCGTCGTCTATACCGGCAACGGCGGGACGCAGAACGTCTCGCACGGCCTCAATGCCGTGCCGCACTACATCGAAGTCAAAAAGATCAGCGGCGCCGCGCAGCGCTGGTGCTTGTTCCATCGCGGCTTCGGCGCCGCGCGCTACGGCTATCTCAACGAAAACTTCGCGTTCGACACGGCGAACGCGATCAATCGCTGGGGCAACAACACCGTCACCGTCGAACCGACGAGCAGCGTCTTCACCGTCGGCAACAGCGACGACGTGAACAGCAGCGGCAATCTCTACGTCGCCTTCGTCTACACGAGCATCCCCGGCCTGTCGGCGTTCCCGAGCTACATCGGCAACTCGTCCACCGTCGGTCCCTGGACCGATCTCGGCTTCAAGTTCCGCACGCTCACGATCAAGGACGGCAGCGCTGCGTCCGCGCATCGCCAGTTTTCCGGCACGCGGCAGCCGTTCAACGGCGCATTGCAGCCGGTCTATCCCAATGGCGCGTCGCTGCCGCAAGCCGAAAACTTCATCGAACGCTACGCCAGCGGCTTCCGCCCGATCACGGGCGCGGGCAACGGCGTCAACGACAACGGCAACCACTATCTGGTCACGGCGTTTGCCGAAGCCCCCTTCAAATACGCAACGGCGGTGTAGCTATGCGCTTCCAGTTTCCCGACGACCAGATCGTGATGTTCGACCGGCCCTTCGTGCGCGACGGGTTCCAGTATCCGGCTGACTGGCTTCGCCAGATGACGCCCCAAGAGCGCACGGCCTGGGGCCTCGTCGAGCTTCCCGAGCCGCCACCCCCGCCGCCCCCGCCACCCCCGCCACCCCCGCCACCCCCGCCACCGCCCGGTGTCCCGCAGACGGCGACCCCGGCCAAAGCGCGCTTGGCGCTCATCGCGATCAACAAGCTCGCCGAAGTCGAAGCGCTCGTCGCGACGCACCCCGATCCGGCCGTCCGCATCTATTGGGAATACGGCCTCGAATACGACCGCAACCACCCGTACATCGTCTCGCTGGGTGCTGCACTCCAACTCGATCTGGACGCCCTCTTTACCGCTGCGCAGAACATCCAGTAACCGCGCGTCGAGCGCGGCCCAAGAAAGGAAGTCTCGATGGGCGACAGTATCCAAACCGTGAAGGAACTCGCTATGCAGGCAAACGCCCGCGTCGATACCCACGAAGCCGTATGCGCCGAGCGCTACGAAAAGCTGGACTACCGGCTCCAGTCCGGCGCCGCCAAAATGACCGAACTCAAGGACGGCCAGAAGAGCATCATGCGCGTCATGCTTTGGGGCGGCGGCGTCATGCTCACGACGCTGATCGCGCTCACCGGCTGGCTCGGCAACCGTCTCGCGGACACGGTGCTCAAATGAGCGGCGCCTGGCCCTGGAAATACTTCACGCGCGCCGAGATGGCGTGCAAGCACACCGGCAAGTGCGAGATGGACCCCGGCTTCATGTCGCGGCTGGAAACGCTGCGCGAGCGCTTCGGCGCGCCGCTGGTCGTCACGTCCGGCTATCGCGATCCGTCGCATCCCGAGGAAGCCAAGAAAGCCGAGCCCGGCACGCACGCGCAGGGGATCGCCGTGGACCTCGCCGTGCGCGGCGCCGACGCCGTGCGGCTGCTCGAACTTGCCCTTCCGTTGGGTTTCCGGGGCATCGGCGTCCAACAAAAGGGACAGACCCGGTTCCTGCATCTGGACACGCGCCAGACCCCCGCAATGTGGAGCTACTGACATGCTGCCTGCCGCTTTGCTCGCGCTCGTTCCGACCGTCGCCGACATGATCTTCGGCGACAAGACCGGCAAGACCGTCCAGAAAGTCGTGGACGTGGCGGGCGAGTTCCTGGGTCTGGACACCGCCCAGCGCACGCCCGAGAACGTGGACGCCGCCGTGCGCGCGCTTCCGCCGGACAAGCTCGTGGACTTCAAGATCGCGATGGCGAAGCTCGCCGCCGAGGAACGCGCGGCGCAGCGCGCGGCGGACCAGGCCGATCTCCAGGCCCATATCGACAACACGATCAACGCCCGCACGCAGACCATCGAGCTTGCCAAGCTCGGGCACGGGCTCGCGTGGGCGCCCGCTATCGTGACCGCAATCGTGCTCTTCACGTTCGGCTGGGTGATGAACCTGGTGCTCACGGCGCAAATTCCCGCCGGGCAGGAGCGCCTGGCCGACACGATGATCGGCATCCTCGGCACGCTCGCCGTCGCCAGCGTCATGTATTGGGTCGGTTCGTCGCGCGGCAGCGCGCGCAAGGACGAACTGCTCGCAGCGGCACCGCCCGTAGGGAGCAAATAGCATGTGCCCCGTAAACCCGGCCGCAGGCGCCACGACGGGCGTTCGCCCGCAGCAACCCCCGATGCCGCCGCCGCGCGAGTTGCCCGGCGACGCTCTCGCGCGCATGCGCGCGATCTACCGCCAGCCCGGCACGTCGTTCACGTCGGAAGATTTCCGCCAGCCCGGCGCCGTCGTGAACGTCAATCCCGACAGCCGCCCGAGCCGCTGAACCGATGCCCGATCCGATCCAGCCGCCGATCAAACGCAAGCCGGGGCGCCCGAAGAAGCGCACGCGCGACGAGCTTCTGCTCGACCGCTTCGACGCCGTGCTGCGTTCGGAGACGGACCTGATCGAGTTCACGAAGCTCATGCGGCCCGACGCCAACGATCCCGACGATCCGCACCGCTCGACCTACGCGCCCGCCCGGCACCACCGCGCGGTCGCGGCGGCGTTCGAGGAACTGGTGAAGGGCACCTACAAGCGCCTGATCCTCACGCTGCCGCCGCGCCACGGCAAAACCGAGCTTGTGACGAAGCACGGCATCGCGCATTTCGCCGGGCGCTTCCCCGACAAGAGCGTCGTCTTCGGAACCTACAACGAGAACTACGCCGAAGACATCGGCCGCGCCGTGCGCGACATTTTCCGGTCGCCGCAATTCAAACAGGTGTTTCCGAAGTTCGATCTCAAGGACGGGTCCGAAGCCTCGAACCGTCTGGAGACGACGCGCAACGGGCTCCTGTCCTTCGTCGGTCGCGGCGGCACGATCACCGGGCGCGGCGGCGACATTCTCGTCATCGACGACCCCGTGAAGGACGCCAAGGAAGCGAACTCGCCCGCGATCCGCACCCAACTGTGGGAGTGGTGGGTCAAGACCCTGCGCACGCGCTGCATGACGGACGACGCCCGCGTGCTGATCGTCCAAACCCGCTGGCATGAAGACGATCTCGTGGGGCGTCTTACCGACGCAGGCAACGACTTCTACGACGAAGAAGAAGCCGCGCAGTGGAAGATCATCAATATCCCGGCGCTCGCGGACGAAAACGATCCTCTCGGCCGCGCGCCGGGCGAGCCGCTGTGGCCCGAGCGCTTCGGCGTCCAGTATCTCAAGAACATGCGCCGCACGGACCCGCGCGGCTTCGAGGCGCTTTACCAGGGGCGCCCGACGCCCGAAGGCGGCGCGTTCTTCCAGGACGAATGGTTCAAGGAATACCGCTCGCACGAGCTTCCGACCAACCTGCGCTACTACGCCGCCAGCGACCATGCCGTGTCGATGGAGCAGGGACGGGACAAGACGTGCCTGATGGTCGTGGGCGTGGACGAGCGGGACAACATCTATGTCCTGCCCGATCTCGTGTGGCGGCAGATGGCTACCGACCAGACCGTCGAGCACATGCTGCGCCTGATCCGCAAGTTCAATCCGATGTTCTGGTGGGCGGGCAAGGACCACATCGCCAAGTCCATCGGGCCGTTCCTGCGCAAGCGCATGGCCGAGGAAAGCACCTTCGCGGCAATCGTCGAAGTCGTGCCCATCGGCGACAAGCGCGCACGCGCGCAGTCGATCCACGGCCGCATGTCGATGGGCCGCGTGTTCTTTCCGAAGTTCGCGCCGTGGTGGGCCGAAGCGCGTTCCGAGCTTCTGCGCTTCCCCGGCGGCGCGCACGACGATCTCGTGGACACGCTGGCCCTGATCGGCCTCGGGCTCGCGACGCAGCTTTCCGCGTCGCACCGGCAGCAGCTTCGCAACCAGCACCGCACCGGCACTTTCGGCGAATTGTTCGCCCGCAGCAACGAAGAACGGGCCGAGCGCGCGCGCGCGGCGGCCTTGAAAGGTTGGTAGAAAATGGACCCGACGAACCAGGCACCCATGTCCGATCCGGCCCTGACGAGCGCGCCTGCGCCTGTCCTGGACGGGCTGCCCGCGCCGGACCAAGCGCGGGCGGGCTCCGACAAGCGCGTGCTGCGCGAGACGCCCGAAGTCGCCGAGGCGCGGCGCCGCCTGTGCAAAGCCTGGCAGTCGCGCCTGGAAAAAGCCAAGAAGCACTGGCAGCCGAAATTCGACAAGATGCGCGAGGACCAGCGTTTCGCGGCGGGCGAGCAGTGGCCCGACGACAAGGACGGCGAGCTTTACGTCGCCAACGTCACGCTGCGCCACGTCCACCAGCGCGTCGCGTCGGTCTACGCCAAGAACCCGCGCGTCGTCGTGCGGCGCCGCAAGCGCCTCATGTCCCAGCTTTGGGACGAGAGCATGTCTTCGCTCCAGAGCGCCATGCAGCAGATCGCCATGGCGATGCAGTCCGGCGTGACCGACCCGGCGGCGCTGGCTCCCGCCGCGCAGATCGTGGAAGAAGCGCAGGCGATGCAGGAGCAGAACCGTCTCAACGACCGGATCGCCAAGACGCTCCAGCTTGCCTACGAATACAACGTCTCGGAACAGGCCCACCCGTTCAAGGCGATGATGAAGCTCACCGTGCGTCGCGCCGTGACGACCGGCGTGGGCTACGTCAAGCTCGGCTTCCAGCGCGCGATGAAGATGCGTCCCGACGTGGAAGCGCGCATTTCCGATCTGTCCGAACGCCTGGCGCTGATCGAGCGGATCGCGGACGACCTGGCCGACGGCGAAATCCAGAAGGACAGCGGCGAGAGCGAGCAGCTTCGTCTGGCGCTCCAGGCGCTCCAGGACGAGCCCATGCTTCTCGTGCGCGAGGGCCTGGTGTTCGACTTCCCGGACAGCACCAGCATCATCCCGGACCCGAAGTGCCGCCAGCTTCGGAACTTCCTCGGCTGCGATTGGGTGGCGCAGGAGTTCTACCTGTCTCCCGAACAGGTGCAGGAAATCTACAAGATCGACGTGCGCAAGGGCGCGCGGGCGTTCAACATGGAAAGCGTCGCGGGCGGCGCCAAAGACGCCGGGCAGCAGGCCGTCGCCATGATGTCCGAGAACCGGGGTGTGGACCGCGAAGGCGACAGCTTCCCGGACAGCGCCTTCGTCGAAGTCCACGAAATCTATTCGCGCAAAGACGGCATGGTCTATGTGACCTGCACCGGCTTTCCGGACTTTTTGCAGGAGCCCGCTTCGCCGGACGTTTACACGGATCGTTTTTGGCCGTGGTTCCCGCTCGTGCTCAACGAAGTCTATTCGGACCAGCACGTCTTCCCGCCGTCGGACGTGCGCCTGCTCATGCCGATGCAGCGCGAGATCAACCGCTCGCGCCAGGCGCTCGCGGACCACCGGATCGCGGCGGCGCCCAAGGTCGCCTCGTCGGCCGGGGCGCTGTCCGACGCCGACAAGGGCAAGCTGTCCGCGCCGCCCAAGCGCGGCGTCACGCACCTTGAATTGGCGGGGCTCCAGCCCGGCCAGAAGGTCGCCGACCTGATCCAGAAAATCGACATGCCGAACATCGATCCGAACCTGTACGAGACGCGCGGCTCCATCGAAGACGTGCTGCGCACGGTGGGCACGCAGGAAGCCAACCTCGGCGGCACGTCGGGTTCGACGGCGACCGAGTCCAGCATCGCGGAAGGCTCGCGCATGTCCGCGCTGTCCAGCAGCGCCGACGAGCTTGACGATCTGCTCACGCAGCTTGCGCGGGCAGGGGGCCAGATCATCCTCGCGAATTTCCAGAAGCCGACCATCGAACAGATCGTCGGCCCAGGTGCCGCCTGGCCCGACACGATCCGCACGCGCGAAGAAGTCTCCAAGGAAATCTGGCTGGAGATCGAAGCCGGTTCGTCGGGGCGCCCCAACCAGGCGCAGGAAATCCAGAACGCCGCGCAACTCTTTCCGCTGCTCATGCAAATCCCCGGCATCAACCCCGAGTTCTTGGGCAAGGACTTGCTGCGCCGCTACGACGACCGCCTTGATCTCACCGATGCGTTCTCGATTGGCGCCCCGTCGATCCAGATGCTCAACCGGATGGCTGGCGGCGCCGGGCAGGCGTCCGGAAAGGGGCCGGACAGCAACCCCAACGCCCAGGGCGACAAGGGCGGGGACAATGCGCCCTCGACCGAGCGGCCGACGGGCGGCATGGGCGGGCGCGCGCCCGAGCCCAACCAAGTCGCGGGCGCGCCTGTCCGGGGCTCGGCGCAAGCGTCCGGCATGGCGTCCCAGGGGTTTAACCCGTAGGCTTGCAACTCTACAAAATGCAAGGAAATCAAATACTTGCGCCCTGTCCTGCGGTGCGTTAAAACGTCAGGACAGGCCAGGACACCGACAGGACACCGAAGGGAACACCGATGTCTTTCTCGCCCCAAAAAATCGCTGCGGTCACTCCAGCCGACGCCGATCTCCCCCATGGCATTTGCGCCGGGCTGTTGGTCGGCACGGCGGGCACGCTCAACGTCATGGATGCCTCGGGCACCATCGTCACGGGCATTCCCGTACAGGCTGGCTACAACCCGATCAGCGTGCGCCAGGTCCGCCTCGGCGGCACCGCCGGTCAAATCTTCGCGCTCTACTAAACCGATGTTCGGCTTTTCTTTCTCACTCGGCACTTTGTCGGTTTGGGCGCGCGCCGGCGTCGCTTGGACACCCGCGCAACTGCCGGGTCTGGCGCTGTGGCTGGATGCCGCCGACGCCAGCACGATCACGCTCAACGGATCAACGGTTTCTCAGTGGAACGATAAGAGCGGCAATGCTCGGCATGCCTCACAAGCGACCGCCGCGAACCAGCCCACACGCACGCTCAACGGTTTGGGTGGGCGTGCAGTGCTGACGTTTGATGGGGCGAATGACCGCCTTGTCACTGCAAGCACGACGCTAGGAATTACCAATAGCGCATCTTTAATCGTTGTTGCACAAACTTCTTCTCGCACACCACCGCAACAAGGGGTTGCGGGTTCAGACAGTTTAACCAATCGTTTTGGTTTGTTTATTACCGGGGCTAACGCAATGCGTTGGAACACTATTTCTGGTACCAACACTATTGAGGCAACATCAGTTACTGGCGCTCAGATTTTGGTAGGAACGGCGCAGTCTGGCAACTCGGAACTGTTTAGGAATGGAACTTCTATAGCAACGGGAACAGCCGCGACAGTCACAATGGAGAATACTCCATTCAACATCGGAAACATGCTGCCGGGCACAACCCTACCGCATTTTAGCGGCCCGATTGCGGAAGTCTTAGTCCTACCAGCATCTCTCTCCACCGCTGACCGTCAACTTCTTGAAGGCTATCTCGCTTGGAAATGGAGTGGCTTGATATGAGCCTTCTGCGCAACCTTCCTTACACGCACCCCCACCGTTGGGACGGCCGCGCTTTCGGTGGGCCGCGACTGTGGCGTCCGTCGAACTTGGGCTCGGCGCTGGCTCTTTGGCTCGATGCCGAAGATGCAGCAAGCATCACGCTGAACGGCAGCACGGTCTCGCAGTGGAATGACAAGAGCGGCAATGCTCGCAACGTCTCGCAGGCGACCGCCGCGAACCAGCCGACGCTGACGGCATCTGGTCTGAACGGAAAGCCAGAAATCAGTTTTGATGGCGTGGATGATTATTTAGCTGCCGCTTCTCCGCTTATTGGCACAACGCACAGTTTGTTTATTCTGTTCACACCGACGATTGAAAATGAATTTGGGACTGTTTTTGGGCAGTGGAAATCGGGGGAAAATGGCCGTTTTTACGTTATTGCAAACCAAGAATCGGCTGGGCCTATTTCGGTTGGGCGCTTAAACGTAGCCAACACTACAGCGACGGGAGGCAACGGAACCAACGGTTTAGCCGCAGATGTTGC